AGTTTCTGTTGGGGTTATTGTATTTGTTGGTGTAATACTTGGCGTAGGTGTCGGAGTTTCAGTAGGTGCAATAGTGTTTGTCGGTGTTATTGTAGGCGTCACACTTGGTGTTAATGTCATAGTAGGCGTCACACTTGGTGTTGGAGGTATTAACTCAACATATAAATCATTGTTTGGTATTATATCGTAATTTAAATCATTTAAAGGGATGCTTGTTGGTGTGGGTGTTGGAGTTGGGGTAGGACTTGGTGTTGGAGGTATTAACTCAACATATAAATCATTATTAGGTATTATCAAATAATTAATATCATTTAATGGTATATTTGTTTGTGTAGGAGTTGGTGTTAAAGTAGGAGTTGGTGTTGGGGTGATATTGTAAGTTAAAACATTTGAATATGTTGTTGTTGAATCGTCACAAACTTGTGTAATTCTAAATAAAGTTGAACCGTGTAAATCAACATTAATCAAATATGTTTGAGGAGAACTACACGCAGTATCAATCGCTTCCCAGTTATCCCCAAAGTCTTGAGAATATTCTAAGAATAATTGAGAACAACTAATAAATAAGTTTGTAAATTCATAAACCCAATTTTGTCCACCACCATAAGTAACACTAAGTAATTCAATACCACAATAAGGGAATGTTGATGTAGGGGTTAATGTCGGAGTTGGGGTAAGAGTTTCTGTAGGAGTTATTGTCGGAGTTATTGTTGGTGTTGGGGTGTTTGTTGGGGTTTCCGTAGGCGTATTTGTTGGAGTTTCCGTAGGTGTATTTGTTGGAGTCTCTGTTGGAGTTATTGTTGGAGTTAACGTAGGAGTATTTGTTGGAGTTTCTGTTGGTGTTAATGTAGGTGTGGGAGTAAGTGTCATTGTAGGTGTCATTGTAGGGGTAACACTAGGGGATACTGGTGTATACGGAACTATACAGCAAGGATAAACAGATGTATAACAATTCTCATACTCTAAATCATCAGCAATAAATGATTCTTGAATATTGATGAATAACCTCTCATTAATTGGTAGGATTAAATTACCATCATCATTCTTAACTAAGAATTGACCTTCGTATCTTGCCGATATGTTTGTGTCTGATGAGGTAAATTGGTAGTAAATATAATATTCTGTCGGAGTATTTGGGTCGTCAAAAGTTTTTGAGACAATACCCGCCGGCTTAGACATTATTTTTGGAATACCGGTTTCAATATTAACCATAGAAAAGAAAATAGAAGAAGTCTCTAATAATTGCATAAAATTATTATACTCACTTCTTCCGTCTTTAACTACTTGAAGTTTTAATACCGGTAATGTTGCGTTTTTCTTTATAAAAAAATCCATCTAAAGTTTTTTATTATAAATACTTCAAATTATCGAATATTAACTTTCTTTTCTTAATGCACCGTCATAATGTTCAAATCTATTATGTTCGGTTGGTGTTAATAATAATAGACCAGGATTTATTTTTCCTTTAACAGTCTCTTGATAACAATAACTCATTAATGTTTGTTCAAAAGGATGAGCCCATTTTGTTTCTAAATAACATTTATAATTACCCTCTCTTGTAAATACAATAGGCCAATTACATAAATAAACCTCTCCGGTCACATATGGTAAACCTTTATGTGATTTAATTTCCTTGAATTGTGTTTTAGGCGAATTAGGGTCTAATCCTTGTACAGGTAATTTAGGATTGTTTGGCCAATGTTTTTGTCTAAAATCTTGAGGTACGTTATACCAACTCCATTGTACACTATTGTCACCAAAAAACTCACTAAAGTTTAGTTTAAGAAAATCAAAATTTTCTTTTTGAAGAATGTCTAAAGATTTTTGATATAAATTATCAACGTATCTATTAAACCCATTTCTACAAACTTCATCTTTTTTAGGATAAAAAGCCATATCATCTTCAAACCACCAATAACAATCTAAATCAGTCTCATTAAAATGTTCGGCAACAAACACTCTACCTCCAACAATACCAATATTATCTTTTTTAATATGTTCAAAACCATATTGTTCGCATAGTTCAACATACCTTGGTGTTGTAGATAAATCTGTTGAATTATCTAATAAATATTTTTTAGGTTTATCAATGAAATCTTTATCATATTCTAACATTGAATTGATTAAAACCTCAAATTGTTTTGGTGAATTAAATGCTATCACATAAAGTCCAACTTTAGAAGTGTCTAAATTATTAATAACCACGTTTTTTGAAACTTCGGACTTAACCTCAACAGTTGTATTCTTTAAATCTTCAAAAAACTTACCCATTAACCCATTACCATCTATTTCAGAATAAGTAATTAATGATGGGTATTTGTATGTCATAATGGTGAATAAAGATTCTTCAGTACCCATTAACCCACTTGATAAGGTACTATCCATTAATCCATAATAGATATTATTAATTTCTGAAATCGTATCTTTCTTACCTCCGAAGAATCCGGCTCTCGCAACTCTATTAACCTGACCACCAGCTAATTCACATAGTTCATTATATTTAAACCCGTGTATTTCAGAACTTGTTTCGTATGGGAAACAAACAAAGTGAAAATTTTTAACTAATTTAGGTAATTTATCTAAAACTTTATCGTGAGTAAAATATCCCGGATGTATTGTGTTTGTTAAACCAGCATCAATCCAAAACATATATTCAGAATCAAATTTATCTAAAATTTTAGCGTCGTGTAACAAAAATACTTTTGACATAACTAAAGGATTGTACATCTCTAATTTAGCCTGAGTTGATTCTGTTAACCAACCAACTTGATTAAACCAATCAGGGTTAGTTCTTATATTTTGTATTTTATTGTAAAACTCATTATTTCTAAACCAAGATAAATCTCTACGAACAAATTGAGTATTTTCACTACGTCTATTACTTGAGACAAATTGTTCTAATTCTTCATCTCCAAAAATTATCATATTAACATCAACTTGTAATAGCTGTGCAAATTTATCTAAATAATGTTGGAATGACCGAGACCACCCTTCTTGAAGGTCACCTCTACCTATATCCCATAATCCTGTTACTAATGTTAATTTACTCATATTATCTTTCTAAGTATTGTAATTTATAGAATTTATCTGCATTGTCTGATGCGCTTTCTGAACGGTACCACCAACAACCACCTCTCTCATTTGGTAAATGTCCAATAATTGGGAATGATTCGACTCTTGGAGTATAATCCTCGTCTTTATCGTAACTAACCACCCATTTCTCAATATTGTGTTTACCCATATATGCCGATAAAATGATATCATCACTCCAAGATTCCCCAACAAATTCACTAAAGAAATCCGGTTTGAAGAAACTTCTTCTATACGAAACAGTCTTATACCCTTCAATTATCTTAACTCTAACATCATTTTTAACTGTTGTACAAAAATGACAAGAACCATTTATTGCGGATATACCCGCAAACCCAATAGCCGCATTAGGGTATTGTTTTCGTTTTTCTATATGATACTCAATAAAACCATCCTCATATGATAAATCGTCATCTACTGTGATAATAATAACATCATCACTTTCTTCTGTACGTAATATTGTTGGTAAGATTTTAGTCATAGAACCATAATCATCGGTTCTAAATATTTTTAATTTTGAATCTGTAATTTCTGTTAACCAAGAAGGTAAAGAGTACTCTTCATTTGTTTTTTTAACAACATAAGGGATGTTAAGATGAATTTCATAATTGGAATATGAAAGTGTTAGTAATCTATCAATTACCGGACGTAGACCACCTTTTGGGTCGTGATAATTAAGTCTTGAGGGTATAGTCGTTAAACTAATAATTATTTTTTCCATTATTTTATTGTAATTTATTTATGTCTATAATTTCTTTTAATATTCTAACATTTGAATCAACCGTCCCATTCTCAAGATACCACCGATATCCATTTTCTGAAATATACTTTAAAAACTCAGTATCATTTTTAACCTCGTTATACCTATCTAAAATAATTTTATTTAGAATTATCGGGTCATTGTCCATTTCAAACGAAATATAATGATAATTTGGAATTAATTTATTATGAAATTGTAAGTCCAATTTAGGTCTTAGTAAAGCCGACCTAGCGGATAATACCTCAATATCTCGATTACATATTTCACCGGCACCATTTAAAGATAAACAGATTTTATTGTTATTTAATTCTTCATAATATCGGTCAATTGGGAATAATTTTTCATTAGTTATTTTTATATCACCAATTTTTGATAACGACAATCTTTCATTATATAAAAACCCTCTAAACCCCAATTCATTATTTTCTTTTTCCTCAATTTTTTTAGAATTTTTAGATAAATTATCAAAAATAATAGAATATGGTAAGTAGGTATACGGTGTAAAATTCATTTCAGGTTTAGTCCCCGAAGAAGAAATTAGTTCAACCATATTTTTAGGTTCCCAGCCATTCCATTCCCAAGTTAATTCGATAGCTTTATCCCAATAAGAAACTATTAAATATTTTTTAGTATCTAAATTAGTTATAGTCATTATTTGGGCCGAATAAATTCCGGATGGGTTTCCATTATAAAACATTCCTGAACTAACATATGAACATTCTATATGTGGATTTTCATTAATAAATTGTTTATAAAATTTATCAAAAACGTGTAATACTGACCAATCAGTGTGAGGACCTTCAAATCTAAATTCTAATCTCATATTTTAAAAATATCTATAATACAATGGGTGTTGAGAGGTAATGTTTTTTTCATTTAAAAACTTTTCTAAAAAAAATCTATTATTATGATGTGTATTAAAATTAAATTTACCAAATCTGATAATTTCAGAATATAAGAATAAAAAATAATCACCGTCCACGTTTCTTTCATCAAACGCGTAATTAGAAGTGTAAGGTGTTTTATTCAAACAAAGATGTTTAAAATCGTAATCCCAAAAATCATTTTTTGTTTCATAAAAATCCCCATCCATATTATGTCTTAACTCACCTTTCATATTTTTAACATATGATGTATCAAAATGATGTAACGCAACTTTATTATTACTCTGAAGTAGTTTAATTAAAGATTTTCTATTCCAAACTGATGGTTGTACAGATAACATATAACGATAAGATGTGTTTAAATTTAAAAAAATATTCTGAGGTAAATTATATTTAGAATAATCCATTTCATAGTTTGACCAATTTGTAAAATTATAACTCATAAGGGAAACGTGGTCTATTTTTTCATCACTCATTACTGAAACAATTTTTTCTAAATTTTCTTTTTTAATTTCAGTAAATAGAGTATAATCGTCAAGCATAAATAAAACATAATCCGTATCAATTATTGATAATGCTTTAATCATAACTTCACCAAAGTGAGTTCCTCCACCACAATAAGGTGTTGATGTATTTATTAATTGAAAATCTGAAAAATCTAAATTATGTTTAATTTCATTACTTACTAAATATTTTTTAATATCAATATTTTGATTGAATTTATTAAATTCGTCAATTGATAATTTAGCAATCGGTGCGTGATTTTCAGAAGTGTAATATAATACGGATAAATTATTCATTTTTTTTAATTTAAATTCTGTAAGGTTTTATTTTTGTAAAATATTGATAATCATCGTTGTTTATTTTTAAATCATTGTGATTACCCTCAAGGTTATCAACAATTAAATTAGTTTTTTTAAAAATAATATCCCAACATCTTTCCATAGCTTTTTGTTGTTCTTTATTTTCAGGATATACTAATAAATTTTTTTCTATTTTTTGTGAATCTATATACGTAATAGCAAACATTGGCCCAAAAATACCCGTTTCAAATATTGTAGTACCAAAATGTTTTAATGAAAAATCTTTTTGAATTTGATTATCCCACCATCCACCTTCAAATGTTAGTATTGTGACAATATTTGAGGTTTTTAATTTTTCGTCTATTAAATTAAAAAAACCCATATTTTTAATCCTAATAGAATCTTGTAAGAATATAAACCTATCTGATTTTAAATTTTGAATTGCGTAAATATAAGCTCCGGTATCAAATCCTTTATAAGGTGTTTGATATACATTAATTTTTAATTTAAATTTATTAAAATATTTTAAATTCTCTAAGTAATCTATAAACTCAGAGTCACTTGATTGTGTATCAATTATTGATATTTCTTCTTTTATGTTAAGTTTTTCTAAGTCGGATAATAAATTTGGTAAAAAATTTATTCCATTGTTTGTTGCAACAACAATCATATATTATTTATTCTCTAAATAGTAATTTAAATCTTCAGGTGTACCTAATCCCCACATTTGTTTAATATCAAATGTTTTAATTTTTTTATCTCCTAAAATAGCCTCGTTGAATACCGGACAAACATAAAATTCATTATTAACTCTTATATCTTTTTGAATCATTTGTTCCGCAAATTTTACATAGTCGGAACCTTTTTTCCAATAATAAACACCAACGGTTGCGATATCAGATATTGGATTTTTTTCCGCAACTTCTGTTACAAAACCGGACTCGTCAATTTTAGCAAAAGACCATTTAGGGTGGGTTGACTTAAACGTTACTATACCACCATCACAATTTGTTTCATTCATTTTATACATAAACTCATTTGAATCCCATTCTACAAATTGGTCAGAATTAGCCATAACTAATGGACTATCATTATCAATAAATTCTTTGGCTAATAATGTTGTACAAGCAGCCCCTTCGGTAACTCCCTCAACTTCAACTATTTTACAATTAGGTGTTATTAGATTCAATAACGTGTCTAAATTATATTTTTCTCTATGAGATTTTTGCACAATAAAAATAAAATTAGCATCCATATTTAAATTATCAACAACAACTTGTATCATAGGTTTACCCTTAACGTCAATTAATGGTTTTGGGAATGTATACCCTGCTTTTTCAAAACGACTACCGGCACCCGCCATAGGTATTAAAACGTTTAATTTATTATCAGACCATTTTGGTGTACTCATAACATTTGTATTTTTTATTTTATTTATTTTATTGATTATTAGAGAATACGTAACATCATTAGGTTCTTTAACTCTTATTATATTTGAATTACTTCTACTCGCAGCTAATAACCCATATGGAGAATCTTCAACAATTAAGGTTTCCTCAGGTAAACATTCCATCATAGAAATCCCTTTCCAATATATTTCCGGATGTGGTTTACTATTTTTTACATCTTCATTAGAAAGTATTAAATCAAAATATTGGATAATGTCTAATTTACTTAATACCGTTAAAATTGTTTTTCTAATACTATTACTACAACAAACTATTTTATATCCATCATTTGATAATTTTTTCATACATTCAATTAATTGATTTGATGGTAATAAATTTTGTAAGGATTCTAAAGTTAATTTTTGTTTTTTATCCCATACTCTCGAAAAAGATTCTTTAGGTAAACCTTTGTTGGAATGTAATAAATCTAATTTTTGATTCGTTTTTAATCCATCATAAAGACTTAAATGTTCATTCCATTCTATTATAAATTTAGGGTCTTCTTCTCTTAAAGCATCATTTAAACAATCATAATGTAGTTTTTTTGCTTCAACTAAAACACCATCTAAATCAAAAATTATTGTTTTAATCATTTATATTTTTCTATTATATCTGAACAAATACCAAGACATTCGGTAATATTGTCATTGTTTATTTCTGGCATTACTGCAATACTATTCTTTATTGGTTGATTTCCCGGATATACCCAAATATGGTTTTGACTTGTTAAGGTTAAAGTATCTTCTTGATGCCAAAAATAATTAACATCATAACCACATTCTTTAAAATAAACAACCGATTCAACATTTTTACAATGAACCCATAATTTATTAACTCTATCACGTATCCATCTGAAATCTATACCATACTGAGGTTTATCGTGACCTAGATAAATTAAACCATCAATATACCAAACATCAACCTCAACATCATAACCTTGGTTAATTGCTGAGTCAATGTAATTTGGTTCATTTTCATATGACTCAAATTTACCATTAATATTTCCTCTATGTGATATTAAAATCATATTGAATCTAAATTACCGTTTTTTCGTTTTATTTTATAAAAATTAAAAGGTTTCATATCAACTTTAATATTATTTTGAGTAATCTGTTTATATAGAATATGTTCCGGAGCATTAGTTGTACTAATATGTTCCCACATATCCTCAATCGTGTTGTAAATATTAGAAACTACAGTCATTACATTTGTGGTGCCATACATAAATACTTCCGGAATCGCCTCACCCCAACTACCCAATAAATTGGTGTAAAGAGTGTTTTCATTAGGTAATTCTAATACCGCATCGTTTAAAAAAAATAAGTCACCTCTTAATTTTAAAACAACATCGTATTGTTTATTTTGGGAAACAACCATTTCATTACATTGGTATATTTTATAAAACATACCTAACACATTTTTCACATATGGTTGAGAATTAACGTGTTGATATTTTTTATCTTTTTCATTAAAAAACGACTCGATTGATAAATAATTTTCAAAAATAAAATCAATAGGTTTAAGTTTATCAACAATAGTGTTTTTAATATTCTCAGGAATTAAATCATTAGAATTAAAATCATATTTTTTAGAAACATCACCATAACCATATACGTCCCAAAAATTTAAATAAACATCACAATCATATTTTGAAATTAAATGTTTAATATGGTTATCAATATTATCCTCAAAATTACGAAGCATTCCTGAGTAACAAAGGGCAACTTTCATAATTACAAATTACCTGTTATTCTATCACACCAACCTTTTGACTTACTATATGGCCAAACAACCCAGTACTTTGGTTTATGAGTAGTTTGGAACTCCCTCCATACTTTACAATATCCGTCAGGGTCTCTCATCATATTATTAATCTCATTAATGTCCGCATCTTTTCTGTAAATTGTTTCGTCTTTTTCATCGTGAAAAGCAACAACCCAATATTCATAATCTTTCTCAGGTACTTGAGTAAACCCAATATCGACACAATGTTTAAAGATACTCGCAAAACTTGCCATCCATTCTTCTTCAGTTTCGTATACTTGAGGATTAGGTGGATATTTTTTATCTAAAACATATTGTTGTACCGCTCTGTTTGAAAATTTAAGACCTGAATATATTTCATAGTCTTTAAGTGTTCTTTCGGTACCAAATCCGTATTTACTAAAATCCATAGTAACTTCTTCACCGTCCATACCAAATAACTGACGATTTTTCTTATGAGATAATTCATTTTTCTTACCCCATTCTTTATCGTCATCCCATTGTTTGGTTCTACCCTTACGAGTATATTCGTGCCAAATCACTGTTTTGTGTGGGTGGAATAAATCATATCCGTGGGTGAATGCTCTAACGGCAATTGATATCTCTTCTCCGTGGAAATAAAACTCAGGGTCGTGTTGAACCTCAACGCTGAATTCACCAACAGTAAACGCCATATGTGCGGAGTAAAATCTTGAAGTAACCGGTTCTTTAAGGTCTTGCCATCCCGGAATAGTTTCAGGTAAAAAGAATACCGCACCTTCAGGAATGAATCTATCAAAAGCCATTCTCCAAGGTTCTTTAACTCTACCTGCCGGGTCGTTATCCGGGTCAAATGAAGAAACATATCCGGTTAATAAAGGTTTCTTAAACCCTTTCTTTTGAAGTTGTTTAACCATTTTGATTAAGGTGTCATCCCAATCTTTTTCAAATCTCATATGAGAATCTATTTGAAGGGTATACTCCTCACCTTTATATAATTGTTGTACTTGATTTCTTGCCCAACACACACCTTTTGATTCTGTATATAGAACATCAACAACTCTAAATCGTTTATCTTTCGCATATTCAGATAAATCATCAAACCCATCCTCAGGATGATATTGACGACAAATTCCAATCACTAAATTTTTAGGTTTTTTTGCATTCTCCAACATATTTTTAATTGTTGGGATAAGTTGGGGGTCACGATAGGCAGCTATCTGTACAAATATTTTCATATATCTCTTATTTTTAAACAAAAGATAATAATACGAGATAAATAATAAATGGTAAATTATATAAAACCTGAACCATTGAAGTACAATGGGTACTCTAAATCAGGTGGTGGTAATATTGTTGGTAATAAACAAGATGGGTCTAACCATAATACTTTATAATATCCTGAAGGTATTGCGGCTCCCGATGTTACAAAAACGTCTTGAGAAAACAAAACACTATCAGGGACACCATTATTAAGAATTGATGAGGTACAAGGAGCGACATATCCAATATTAACTGATATATTAATTACTGAGGGTTGGAATGGTTCATCGTTTGGTACCCATATTGTATAAAAATATTGTATAGATGGGTTAACACTTGTTGAGTCAACCTCTATAGTATTAAAACCATAAGAATTACAATCAAAATCGTCAATAAGTCTTGAACTTTTAAGATTACCAACATTAGAAATAAAATTACCACTACCACCAGTAAATCCTGAGTAATGTATGTATATATCTAAATTATTAGAATAACCAACTGTCGAAGGTAATCCACTATTACCCCACCCTAAGAAAGTACTACCACTACTTGTCATATAAGCACTTAAATCACTTAATGAAGTTGAGTCTTGTGGTTCGGGAACAATATACGTATACTCTAAGTTATTATAAGGATAGGTAGGTGTTGGTGTAGGTGTTGGTGTAGGATTTGGTGACGTTGGAATATACGTTAACGTATTTCCTGTTAAATAATTACCCCCACATAATTGAATTATTCTAAAATACCAAGTACCTGAACCATCTCCGGTATCAACAATTCTTGATGTTGAACAAGTACCTGTATCCGCTGTCCAAGTAATTGTATCTCTAGAGTATTCAATATCGACTGAGGTACAATTGTAACTTGTTGAAAATATGGTCCCATATGTTGACCCCGATAATTGCACCACACTATTCAAAACTGGTGTAATACAACCAATTGTTTGAGTCATTGTTGGTGTTGGTGTGGGTGTTGGTACTATAGCACAGCTAGGGTCAGAAGATGCCGCATTAATACCTGCGGTTGTTGTTTGAACTAACGTGAATGTTGGAACAGACATACTGTCCACTCTATAGACACTACCATCATATGCGTAAATATAAACATACCCATCTTTTGACGATAAACCGTAATTTGACCCAATAGATAATGTAATATCAATATCATATTCAACAGAACCTGTTGTATAATCAAACTGTGTTAACCAATTAATACCACCTCCAGCGCTTGATACAAATAATTTATCTGTGGTTGGTAAGTAAGCTAAATCACCACCTAAATTTCTATTAGTTCCGGGTAACGAAAATTTATCAATAACCACTAAATTACTACCATTACCACCCGATACATTAAATTCCACAACAATAGATGATGACCCCGGGTCTAATCTTGTAGATATTAAAGTAGTATTATCTTTCGCAACTAAACCATTTAACTCAAAAGAATAATTTAAAGTTTTATTATAAGCAGCACTAAATGGTGTTGGAATTATTGAATATTCCGTTAATTCATATGGAGGTGCAACTGATGTTGTCCAAAATCTACCATAACTATTTGCAACATCACCAATTAATAATGGGTTTGGAAATGTTAGAGGTGTTAAAGTATTTGTGTTAATATCATATTTTGAAATGGTAGTACCGGTATTAAATACGACATAGGTTGAACAGTCTACAATAACAGGTGTTGCAGATGGTGTAACTGTAGGGGTTGGGGTTGGTAATACACAAGTATTATTAACACACGGTAATCCCATAGAATATGTTACATCACCAACAATAATTGATGGTGATTTCCCACAAACATAAAGAGTTGTTCCGGAATTAATTTTAAAATTAATTTCTTGATTATCACAATCAATATAACTAAACGCACCAAGTGTTGTTCCTGTATTTGTAAAAGTTATACAATTACAGGAAATATTTGTTGGGGTTATTGTTGGGGTTGGAGTGAATGTTGGTGTTGGTGTAGGGGTAAAACAATTGTAATTTGAAAAGGTCTCACATCCGGAAGAATCGGTAATCACCACAATTACTTCTTGCGTTCCCGATAGTTCCGTAGGAATCTCTACCGTAATTGGTGCCGACGTAACACCAGATGCGACAACATAACAATAAGATTTAGTGATATCACAAATTGTGATATCATATGGGGAATGTCCGGTTAAAGTAGTGATTTCAATTATCTGCATATCTATAAATATGATTACCTCATCTTTTGTAACTCTTCTAAAGTATATTCGTTAGCGTCAACATCCCAATCATAGAATGTACTATCAACGCCTTTATGTAAAACACCTCCCGGCACACATAACACGAAATTATTGTTTGTCATTCTTGCCGGTGATTTTGGGTTCCAAAATGATACTTCCCAATCTAATCCTGCATACCAAGAAGAATTATGTGGTTGTCCGTGTTGACTATCTAAATGAATTGGTAATAAACTTTTTAAATCACTTACTCTCATAAACATATGTCCGGCCCTTAATGAGCGTTTTTCACATAGATTACCGAATCTAGTATTTCTCCACCCAAGTTCCTCGTGTTCTTTACTCATATACCCGCTAGCAAAAAATATGTCCGGGTTTTCATTTAAAATGTTACAATACGTGCTTAATGGTTCTAATAATAAATTATCTTGGTCAGTAAATTGAATGAAATCATAATCATCAATGTTAACGTCATCTAACATTTGAAGTAATGCGCCTCGTTGACCTAAATTAAAACTTGAGGAATAAAACGTAAATTTATCATCAATATTTTCATTAATAACTTTTGTAACTTCCCCTTTTGAATTATCATTAGTATTATCCACAATATAGATATCATTGGTATAACCATTTTCTCTAATATCTTTAAGACAATTAATAATGTTTTTAATATGATGTGGTCGTTTATATGATGTTAATAGTGTTGCTATTTTAACTTCTTTAACTAAGTTAGGTAAGATGTTATTCTCAAAATTATTAGTAATTTTTTCCCAACAATAATTTTCATTAACATACTCGGAAATTTCTTTTAATTTTTCAGGAGTTGCAAAATCTTCATAATTTTTATATATAGTATCCATTTGAAGTGACAACATTTGAAGATTCGGTTCCCCCCAATTTCCGGTCATCCAAGGATGACCAACCACAGGGACTTCATTAGTTGGAATATTTATATATTTTCCTCTAACCAATTCAGTAGACCCTGGTTCTGATGTTGAGATTACCGGTAAACCACAACCCATAGCTTCTAATACTGTCATACCAAATGTATCGGCTCTTGAAGGGTAAACATAGACGTGACATTCATTGTATAACTCCAATGTTCTTTCGTGCCCAACATCGGACTTATCCCAAAATATATTTGAGTTTTCATCAACGTATTTTTGGACTTCATTACCCCCATAGAATAACATAGCGGTATTTGATTTTAAATGTAACTCAACATTTGGATTGTCCTTATATAATTCTGTAAACGCCTTTAATAAATGAAAAATACCTTTTCTATCACTACACTCACCAACATATAGAAATTTAAACTTATCACCCATCACTCTTGGTTTATACGTAAATTCGTTTTTTTCTATTCCGTGAGGAAATACAAATATTGGTTTGTCGACACCCATTTTAATCATTCTTTCTTTAGATAAATTGGAAGGTGTTAGGATATAATCAATTTCTTTAGATTTTTCAACAAATCGACTATAACCACCTGTAGTGTCCACACCGGTATAAATAACTTTAGTTTTAAATTCTTTTAATTCATTTACCATATCAGGATAAGCAAACATAATACCCAAATCGTGATTAATTGGTTTTTTAATTAATTCGTGAATTAATTCGTTTTTGGTTTCGGTAACTCCAATAATTTCTTTACAAGAAGCATCGCTAATTTGTAAATTTTCAAGAATCTTTTGAGATAGGATTCCCATAGATGCGTAATCATCATATTTTGCTAACCAAGTAAACTTTGGTTTATTAATTGTTCTAAACTCAACTTTTTTTCCTTTGGTTGTTGAAGTAACAATGTCTTCAATAACCATTTCTTTTGTACATTCAAAAATATGAGATAGTCTAACAATATCGTCATCATATCTAATTTTTTCAAAATTATCCCCTGATTTATTCACAATAATAAAAACATCATCCTCATTTAATAATGATTTAACATCTTCATAACTTAAATTTTTTAACACAACAACTTTTTCTGTATTAATAAATTTTTCAAGTTTTAATTTATTTGTATGTTGTTGACCGGTAATTAAATTACTATCAACTAAATTAAATGATTTACCTTGAGAATGATTAATCGGAAAATTAACAAATTGGTCTTCCCAATCGTAACCGGATTTAATCTGACTATAACCTAATTCATATCCGTTAGAACTAACTCTATTTGATATATCGTTGTCATCATAATAACCTAAACCATATCCTTCATTTAATAATCCTATTTTATTTAAAATAGATTTTTTAACAATAAAACAACAACCTAATATAAACCCATCACATAATACAGGTCCTACTAACCCATTATTTTCATTTTGACATAAATCAAGTAATTGTGTCTCCCAATTATCATATAATGACGCATCACTATTTAAACAAAGCATATATTCGTTTTTACAAAGTTTAAATGATTCATTAACAGCTTTGATAAAACCAATCGCTTTCTCAACAATAATCAATTTAATTATTGGGTTTGTTTTGGCAAATAATCTTAATTTATCGTTTTCAGATTCTATGGTTCCATTTGAATATAAGATAACCTCATCAATATGTTTTGATGTTGATAAGGTTGTCTGAACATTAACTATTGTGTCATCAACATTATTATATATTGGAACAACTAATGAGATGTTATTGGATAAATCTTTTTTTTTTGAGTATTCTATATAACCTATACCGGCAAACCCTCCTTTGTGATTGGCGGCATTATAAAAATATTCTAAAATATTTCCATCTAATAATTGGGGATACATAAATTCAACACTTTCATATTTTTGTTTAAGTTCTGACCATAGTGTTGAAACAAAACAATTATTCTCAGCGTGGAATTGACTATCAATAATGTCGTGAAATCCAACAATAGAATTTTCATTTAAGAATTGTTCGTACAAATCAAAATCTCCCTTAACACCTTCATATGTATGGTCACCATCAATAAAAAGAAAATCTACCTTTTTACCATCTAAAATTTCCCGTAATCTCTCAACTAAATAAGGGTGTTTCGAATCTCCATTAATTGCGAAAAATTGTTTGTTTGTTAAATTAGCCTGTTCTAAAGCATCTGAAATAACATAAGTTCTTTCCTCAAATCCTTGTCCTCCGTGAATACCAATTGGGTAATCAATACTAATAACAATTTCTGCTGATGGAACTTCAAACCATCTTGCCAATGTTCCTCCATTTGCGGTTCCAATCTCAACAATAATTTTAGGTTGATGATTATTAACCGTAAGTTGTAGATTTTCAATTTCTAAAGGAATTTGCATCGAACCATTTCTTCTTCTTTTGGTTTCAGGTTTTAAATAAAGTCGGTCAAAAGTGTTTTTAAAAAATATCTCGTGTCTATAAAATTCAATAGGAAATTCAGATGAAATACTATGATAATGAATTGTTGGACACTCAGGTCTTTCAAAAATATCAACACCGGTAAACATTCTATGTTTAATTTTATTTAAGTCTGAAAATTCCGGTAAATTATATTCTGTATGTGAGAAACTTAAAATCTTCTTTCTAATATCTTCCGGAGACATAAAAAATGATAAGTGATAACCACCATCTTCAATATGAGTACAATTAAAGGTGTAGTCTCTTAAATCATTAAACCTTAACATATTTTTTAAAGTAAAATTATTAATAGCGACGGTTGCAAAACAATCAATTAATACTTCAGTTAACGGAGAATAATAGAATGTTTTCATTTTAAATGAAACCGCATCCATATTAAAATCTTTTGTCATACGACGAGCCTCATCAAACAATTCTTTTTTAGGGAATTCATCCACACACGAAAGAAGAATCATACAATCATCATCCGAAAATTCTAAAGTTTTTGTTCTTAAACATTCAACTTGTTGTCTTTCTAAATGCCATTTATCTTCTTTTAGTTTTTCCAAATCATTTTCAGTTGGTTCATAAACAATATAATGAATTCTATCACTATATTCTTCAAATAAATGAGAAATAGTCGGATAAACCAATTCTTTAGGTATTCCTGTTAATGTTGTCGTGCTTTCCGAAATAACGAAGTAATCTACACAATCACCATAATAATCCAATCTCATTTTTAACATTTCCAATTCATCGTTGAATAGGAAACAATCTACAATTTTATAATTTTTATCTGTCATTTTTTTTTATAATACGTTAATAATATCAGTTAATTGGATTAAGTCCATACATTCTTTTCTTTCAGGTTGTTGTAAATCCAACCACCATTTTCTAGATGAAAAATCTTTACCACAATCTTTTTCAATATATCTAACACCGGGATGTTTTGCGTGGTCATTATAAAATGGTGTTAAACAAATCCCAACCTCAGGTTTGATTGATGATGCAAAATGGTGGAAAAATGTGTCAACACTAATCCATAATGAACATTCATCTACCATTGACGCTAATTTAGGTAATGGTTGGTCCAAGAACTTTAAATCAACCATAGGAATCTGATTATCTTTAAATGACCCAACTTGGACAACATAATAACCTCTTTGTTGTAGTTCATTAACTAATTTTAACCATCTAATTTCTTTCCAATTTTTATTTGAATCAACATCCTGTATTTTTGCGGCACTACTACAAATTATTGCGATAGGTTTATCTCCGTTTTGAAGGTCATCACTTTCCCTTTTTCCATTATAAATTAAAACATCTTTATCTGTTCGTTTATAACCATACAACTCAAAAAACGCATCGACAATAGTTTTAGAATTATTTGCGGAACCTTGTTCATATACAAATCTTCTATACCCACCAAATAACTCATCATTCCAATGGATATAACCTTTAAACTCTAAGTGTTCAAATACAACCGGATATTTACAACAAATATGAACATTTTTATGAATTTTCTCTAACAATGGTAACGACATAACGTGGTCCCCCATTCCACCATCAAGATAAAATATCTTGTCGTAAAAAATAGGGTTATCGACTTTTTTATTATATCTTATACAATCTTCACTATCATCATTAAAATCTAATCTATATTTTTTGTATTGGGTTAATAAATCAATAATAAACCATTTAATGGATTGATATTTTGAATCCATATTCAACCCTAAAAATTGTTGTTTAGAACCATATAATGATTCGGTTATTTTAGGGTCAAAAGTGTTTAACCTAATTGATGAACAATCCTCATCTAAGATTAATATGAATTCGGTATTACTTTTAGTTATTAATTCAACAATAGAATCTGTTTTTGATTTTTCAGTTGGGTTAGCATTATATCTAGAAAAACCAATAATACTTTGTTTAATTTCGTTGTCATTCCAAGGAATATATCCTTTAGAATTTAAGTTAAGTGAAAAATACCCAACACCTCTAAAGTCTTCAATTACCTTTAATAGTTTTTTTAATTTATCTTGATTCTCAGTATGAATTATTACTGTTATTTTATTTCTGCTTTGTTGTCTCATAAAACTTATGGAGTTGCAACCCCCCTTTTTGATACCACAATTGAAGACATTTCATTTGCGTAGATTATTGATGTCTTAACATCTCTTGTTTGATAATATTTTAATATGAATGATGAAGTAAATGTATCACCGGCACCACTTACATCTATAGTTTCTTGGGGATTTGGACTTGGATAAACAACACCTTGATACATAGTTCCTCTCGAACCCAATGTTATCAAAACATTATCTAAATCCGATAATTCTTTATTGTTTATTGATTCTTGTTCGTTTAACTTAACAAAGTCAAAACAATTAATAATGTCTTGTGTTAATTTTCGTTTTGAATCTAATATGGTAATTCCTCCCATCGTACAAAGTTCTTTTAAAATACTATCATCTAAAAACCCTTTGTTATAATCACTAACAATTATGATATTAAAAAATTGATTCATATTAATATCACTAATCTCTTGAACTAAATCTTCACCTTCGTCCACTCGAATAAACATATGGTTACTTTTCTTATCCACATATCTTGTCTTTGTAATTGGAGCGAATTGATACCAATGTGTAATATCATTATAATCAACACCCAACGCTCTTAAATTCTCCACAACATTTCCCGACATTCCTTTATTCTCGGTGGTTTCCACCGGGATTAGGACAGGAACGGGAGCTTCCGGTGATAATCTATCAATCTTACAATAAACAAACCTGTCAATACAGGATTCACCTACGACTAAAACTTTAAACATTCTTTAATGTGTTTGTTGTTGAATACCCCTCGATTCTGTCAAAGAATATTACCTCTTTAACCAATTCAGAACCAATGACATTCTTATCTTTATAATCCGAACCAACAATCATAACATCAGTTTCCCAATCTTTAATTTGTCGTCTTAATTCATTATCCGTTGAAAACCCAACTACGTCATAAACATAACGGATGGATTCCATTAATTTTATTCTATCTTTCCAAGTATTAACCGGACGACCATCTCCTTTGAATTGTTTAACCCTTGAATCTGTGTCAATGCCTACTCTAACTTTACCAAACACACTCGCAAATTTTAATAACTCAATATGTCCAATATGAAGAACATCGAATGTTCCGTTTACCCAAACTCTCATTTTTGAGAATCTCCTTTCCATACTCTATAAGAATCACTATCTGCGTGGGTTGTGGATACCTCGAAGATTACACCATCAGATAACGCCTCTAATTGGTGGGGCTGACCAGGTCTTTGTCTAACCGTATCACCAACTTTTAATATTTTCTCAATAACCTCAGCAGTTTCAGTATCAATCCATCTATAGATAAATTCACCTTTATCAACATACCAAGTTTCATCTTTAATCATATGATAGTGCATTGAAAATTTTGCACCTTTGTCAAAGCACAATAATTTACCACAATAAAGTTCATTATTCTCAATAATGATTTCTTTACCCCATCCTTTTGGGACACAACATCCCTCACATTCAATTACATTAATTACATTAGGTTTTTCCATTCAAAGTCCTCCCACTCGTTCATTCTGATTGCTTTATCGTCAACATAAAAGTCGGCGCTTGGTTTTCCAAAATATACCTCATCATAAGGAACATCATATTTCTTTAACCATTCAAATAATATGGGGGATTGAACTGAGATTACTTTCCCAACATTCCCTGAGTAAGTTTGCATATTTCTCGCAGTATGGAGAATTATGTAATGTCCGTCTTTTCTTAATTTTTTTAAGGTTTCGACAGCACCTTTTTTAGGTAGAACGTCTTGGTATTGTTCACCTTCTTTTTTTAATTCAGCAATTGTTCCATCAACATCAAAACAAAATCTCATATTATTTAACTTTGTCTTAATAATAAACAATTACGAAAAAACATAAATAAAAAACCCCACTAAAAAGTGGGGTATGACATAATTATTATTCTAACAAGTCCTATCTATATGAAATGTGTAAGAATATTTTATTGTAGATGCAATTTGAGAAACCGTATTTAAACCAGCAGTAAAAAAATCAGTACAAGCAGATATAAATTCATTTTCTCCCAATGTATATGAAACCCCAAAACAAACATATCCTGCACCACCTGGACCATCAATATATTCGTCTTGACCAATACCTAACACATCTATATTATCAAATTCACCATCCGTAACGTTATTACATCTATACAATGAGAATCCGGAACCAAAATCGTCACCTGAGCTAAAATCTGAAATCCAAGCAACACCACATAAGGTAATAACATCACCTGGGACTAAATCCATAGGTACTGGAATTAAACAATTGCTATTTTCAATAGGAATTGGGTCATTTCTTTCTTTACCAAATTGGGTTAGTACGTTAAGGTCACAAGCATCCCAACCACAGTCTTTATTACCTATATACCATTCTGTTGAGGACTGATTTGCCCCAACTAAGAATGCTCCTGAGTGCGAAGCAATTAAGTTATACTCGTGAGTACATCCTCCACCACCTCCACCGGCAAGTCCTGAGATACCCTGTGGTCCTTGACTTCCGACAAGACCTGAAATACCACTTCTACCTGAAATTCCTGAAGTTCCGCTAGCTCCCGCAACACCATCTATACCGTTTATCCCTGAAATACCTGAAGTTCCGTTTGAACCTGCAATACCTGAAATACCTGACGTTCCATTTGAACCCGCAGAACCTGCAATACCTGAAATACCTGACGTTCCATTTGAACCCGCAGAACCTGCAATACCTGAAATACCTGACGTTCCATTTGAACCTGCAGAACCTGCGATACCTGAAATACCTGAAGTTCCATTCGAACCTGCTGAACCTGCGATACCTGAAATACCTGAAGTTCCATTCGAACCTGCAATACCACTAATACCACTTCTACCTGAAATACCTGAAATACCTGAAGTTCCATTCGAACCTGCTGAACCTGCTATACCTGAAATACCTGAAGTTCCATTCGAACCTGCTGAACCTGCTATACCTGAAATACCTGAAGTTCCATTCGAACCCGCAGAACCTGCGATACCTGAAATACCTGAAGTTCCATTCGAACCTGCTGAACCTGCTATACCTGAAATACCTGAAGTTCCATTCGAACCTGCAATACCACTAATACCACTTCTACCTGATAAACCTGAAATACCTGAAGTACCGTTTGAACCTGCTATACCTGAAATACCTGAAGTTCCATTCGAACCCGCAGAACCTGCGATACCTGAAATACCTGAAGTTCCATTCGAACCCGCAGAACCTGCGATACCTGAAATACCTGAAGTTCCATTCGAACCCGCAGAACCCGCTATACCTGAAATACCTGAAATACCTGTTGGTCCAACAGCTCCATCTACGCCATTAACTCCGGATATCCCACTTCTACCTGAAGTTCCTGATAAACCACTTGCCCCTGAAGTTCCTGATAAACCACTAATACCTGATTGACCTGAAGTTCCTGATAAACCACTGATTCCTGATGTACCAACCAATCCTGATAATCCTGAAGTACCACTAGCACCTGAAGTACCTGATAAACCACTAATACCTGAAGTTCCGCTAGCACCTGATAAACCACTTATACCTGAGATTCCACTTCTACCTGATAAACCACTGATTCCTGATGTACCAACCAATCCTGATAATCCTGAAGTTCCGCTAGCACCTGAAATACCGCTAATACCAGAAGTTCCACTTAAACCACTAATACCCGAAGTTCCTGATAAACCTGAAGTTCCACTTGCACCTGAAATACCACTAATACCTGATTGACCACTAGTTCCGGATAATCCACTTAATCCTGAAATACCTGAAGTTCCAATTAATCCGCTGATACCACTTCTACCTGAAGTTCCTGATAAACCTGAAAGACCTGACTGACCTGATAAACCACTAATACCGCTTTGACCTGAAGTTCCACTTGTTCCTGATAATCCACTGATACCACTTTGACCCGAAGTTCCTGATAATCCTGAGATACCTGACGTTCCAATTAATCCGCTAATACCACTTGAACCTGACGTTCCACTTAATCCTGAAATACCCGATTGTCCGCTAGCTCCTGATAACCCTGAAGTTCCCGAAAGTCCTGATGTACCACTTAAACCACTGATACCTGATTGTCCGCTAGTACCTGATAAACCTGAGATACCTGATGTTCCACTTGCTCCTGATAAACCTGAGATACCTGATGTTCCACTTGCTCCTGATAATCCACTAATACCTGATTGACCTGAAGTTCCAGATAATCCTGAAATTCCGCTTTGTCCTGAGGTACCACTTGTACCTGAAAGACCCGAAGTTCCTGATAAACCACTGATACCTGATTGACCGCTAGTCCCTGATAAACCTGAAGTTCCGCTCACCCCTGAAATACCACTAATACCTGATGTTCCAATTAATCCTGAAATACCACTTCTACCTGATGTTCCTGATAAACCGCTGATTCCACTTTGTCCTGATGTACCTGATAAACCTGATAAACCTGAAGTTCCACTTGTACCTGAAAGACCCGAAGTTCCTGATAATCCTGAAATTCCACTTTGACCGCTAGTACCACTTAAACCACTAACACCACTTTGACCTGATGTTCCTGATAAACCTGAAGTTCCACTAGTTCCTGAAAGACCACTTAAACCTGACTGACCTGAAGTACCTGATAATCCACTGATTCCACTTGAACCTGATGTTCCTGACAATCCTGACAATCCTGAAATACCCGATAAACCTGAAGTTCCTGATTGACCCGAAAGTCCTGATGTTCCACTTATACCTGAAACACCTGATTGGCCGCTAGTTCCTGAAAGACCTGAAGTCCCTGAGGTTCCACTTAACCCTGAAATACCACTCGTACCCGAAGTTCCCGATAATCCTGAGATTCCTGAAGTACCACTTAATCCTGAAATACCTGATGTACCTGAAGTTCCTGATAAACCACTAATACCTGATTGACCTGATAATCCTGATGTTCCGCTAGTACCACTTAAACCACTAATACCACTTGAACCTGAAGTCCCTGATAATCCTGAGATACCTGATTGACCGCTAGTACCTGATAAACCTGAAGTACCACTTGTTCCTGACAATCCTGAAATTCCACTATTTCCCGATAAACCTGAGATACCACTTCGACCACTAGTTCCTGATAATCCTGAAATACCTGATTGACCGCTAGTCCCCGATAATCCACTGATACCACTTGAACCTGATTGACCTGAAGTTCCTGATAAACCTGAAGTTCCACTTATTCCACTGATACCTGACTGACCCGAAAGTCCTGATGTTCCACTTATACCTGAGATACCTGATTGGCCGCTAGTTCCTGATAATCCACTGATTCCACTTGAACCTGATAAACCTGATGTACCTGATGTCCCACTAGTACCACTTAATCCGCTGATTCCACTTTGACCTGAAGTCCCTGATAAACCGCTGATACCACTTTGACCACTAGTCCCTGAAAGACCTGATAACCCGCTAATACCGCTTTGTCCTGATGTTCCACTTAATCCTGAGATTCCCGATTGTCCGCTAGTTCCTGATAATCCTGATAAACCTGAAGTTCCACTTGCTCCTGAAATACCGCTAATACCTGATGTTCCAATTAATCCACTAATACCACTTTGACCGCTTGCTCCCGATAAACCACTAATACCACTTTGACCCGAAGTTCCACTTAATCCTGAAATACCTGACTGACCTGAAGTTCCTGATAAACCTGAAATCCCGCTAATACCTGATTGACCACTAGTCCCTGAAAGACCTGATAACCCGCTAATACCACTTTGTCCACTAGTCCCCGATAATCCTGATGTACCACTATTTCCACTTAGACCCGATGTTCCTGATAAACCTGAAGTTCCACTTAAACCGCTGATACCTGATTGACCTGAAGTCCCTGAGGTTCCACTTAACCCTGAAGTCCCGCTTAATCCTGAAGTCCCGCTTAATCCTGAAATACCTGATGTACCTGAAGTTCCTGATAAACCACTGATTCCACTTGAACCTGATAAACCTGATGTCCCACTAGTACCACTCGTTCCTGAAATACCACTAATACCTGATTGACCTGATAAACCTGAAATACCGCTTTGACCTGAAGTTCCTGATAAACCTGAGGTACCTGAAATACCGCTAATACCTGATTGACCTGAAGTACCACTAGTTCCTGATAATCCACTTATTCCGCTAGTACCACTTGTACCTGACAATCCACTTAATCCTGAAGTACCGGATGCTCCTGATAATCCACTGATTCCACTAGTCCCTGATAAACCGCTAATACCTGATTGTCCTGACGTTCCTGATAAACCACTAATACCTGATTGACCACTAATTCCGCTCGTACCTGAAGTTCCTGATAAACCACTAGTACCACTCAATCCTGAAATACCTGATTGACCGCTAGTTCCTGATAAACCTGAAATTCCACTTGTGCCTGAAAGACCACTTATTCCACTTGAACCTGATAATCCTGATGTACCTGATGTCCCACTAGTACCACTTAATCCGCTAATACCGCTTTGACCCGAAGTACCTGATAAACCTGAAGTTCCACTTGAACCTGATAAACCACTAATACCTGATTGACCACTAGTTCCTGATAAACCTGATGTTCCACTTAAACCGCTAATTCCACTTTGACCGCTAGTTCCTGATAATCCTGAAATACCTGATGTTCCGGATAAACCACTAATACCGCTTGTTCCTGATGTTCCGCTTAATCCTGAGATACCTGAAGTACCACTAGTACCTGATAATCCACTTATTCCGCTGGTACCACTTGTACCTGAAAGACCACTATTTCCACTTAGACCGCTTATTCCACTTGAACCTGATAATCCTGATGTACCTGAAATACCACTTAATCCTGAAATACCTGATTGACCGCTATTTCCACTTAAACCTGAAATACCTGACTGACCTGAGGTTCCGCTATCTCCCGATAATCCACTAATACCGGAAGTTCCGATTAAACCTGAGATTCCCGAAGTACCCGATGTTCCACTTAATCCTGAAATACCTGATTGACCGCTAGTTCCGGATAATCCGCTTATTCCACTTTGACCTGAATCACCTGATAATCCTGAGATACCTGACTGACCACTAGTACCGGATGTTCCGGATAAACCTGATGTTCCACTAGCCCCTGACAATCCTGAAATACCTGATTGACCTGAAGTACCACTGTCACCACTTAACCCTGAAAGTCCTGAGATACCGGATGTTCCGCTATTCCCTGATAATCCACTAACACCACTTTGACCTGACGTTCCTGATAAACCTGAAATACCACTAGTACCGGATAACCCACTTGAACCTGATAAACCTGACGTTCCACTATCTCCACTTAATCCACTAATACCGGATGTTCCTAAAGTACCACCTATACCACTAATACCTGATTGACCTGAAGTTCCCGATAAACCACTTAATCCGCTAATACCTGAATCTCCTGATAATCCACTTAAACCTGAAATACCACTAATACCTGAAGTCCCTGACAATCCTGAAATTCCACTGATACCTGAAAGACCACTATTACCAATTGCTCCTACCGTTGTAACAACAAATGAGTAATATGAATTACCTTCAGTATAATAAACAACTGAATGTGACGTTGAATCATTATTACTAAGATATAACCTAGCAATCATTCTATTTGTTGGGTCAATCGTTGTTGTTGGTAAAACAAGGTCAACATTAACTTCGACAGGTACTACGGAACTAACCCAACCAATTAATGAAATATTTGTTGATATTGTTGGCCCAATAGGTGTTCCTGCCGAATTCGCTAATTGGATTTCAACGTAAGCATCAATATCATCATTTGATGCCGGTTTTAAATAATGTAAATGAAATCTTTGTACACCTGCAGGAATTACTGCAAAACCTAATTGTGGTGTTATATAATCAGCGACCAAAACATTTTGTTGGCCACTTGTTAAATTTGTTGTTAATGTTTGTGTAGTTGCCGTTGAAGGGATTCTTGATAAAACTTTATATCCTGAAACGTCAGAATTTTGACTTTCATTAAAATAGTATGTTTGACCTGCAGTAATACCGTCTTGACCACTAATACCTGAAAGACCGCTTATCCCCGATAATCCGCTATCACCACTTAATCCTGAAATACCTGAATCCCCCGAAAGTCCTGAAAGACCACTATCACCACTTAATCCTGAAATACCTGAGTCTCCCGATAATCCGCTATCTCCTGATAAACCTGATGTCCCGCTATCTCCCGATAATCCACTAATACCTGAATCACCACTCAATCCGCTAATACCACTATCACCTGAAAGACCTGAAATACCTGAATCTCCACTAAGACCGCTATCACCTGATAAACCTGATTCTCCTGACAACCCACTATCACCGGAAAGTCCTGAGTCCCCACTTAAACCTGAAATACCCGATGTTCCTTCAATACCGGATAAACCACTATCTCCCGATAATCCTGATATACCGCTGTCTCCTGAAATACCACTAATACCCGAATCACCACTTAAACCTGAAATACCACTATCTCCGGAAAGACCTGAATCACCACTTAATCCTGAAAGTCCTGAAAGACCTGAGTCCCCTGATAAACCACTAATACCACTCTCACCTGAAAGTCCTGAGTCTCCTGACAATCCACTTAATCCACTATCACCTGATAATCCTGAGTCACCGCTAATACCTGATGTCCCTTCAATACCTGAAATACCACTATCACCACTTAAACCACTAATACCCGAATCTCCTGACAATCCTGAAAGACCACTATCTCCCGATAATCCGCTATCACCTGAAAGTCCCGATGTTCCTTCAAGACCTGAAAGTCCTGATATACCTGAATCTCCTGACAATCCTGATGTACCTTCAATACCGGAAATACCGATGTCTCCTGATAATCCACTGATACCACTATCACCACTTAATCCGCTAATACCTGAATCTCCTGATAACCCACTTAAACCGCTATCACCTGAAATTCCACTTAAACCGCTGTCACCTGATAATCCGCTAATTCCGGAATCACCTGACAATCCTGAAAGACCACTGTCTCCTGATAAACCACTGATACCAGATGTTCCACTTAGTCCTGAGATACCTGAATCTCCACTTAATCCGCTAATACCCGAATCACCACTAAGACCGCTATCACCTGAAAGTCCTGAGTCCCCACTTAAACCTGAAATACCCGATGTTCCTTCAATACCGGATAAACCACTATCTCCGGAAAGACCACTGATACCCGATGTTCCGGATAAACCTGAAACCCCACTATTTCCACTTATCCCACTAATACCGGAAGTTCCGTTTAATCCTGAAATTCCTGAAATACCACTTAAGGCTGCGGTTGTTAAAAGTATTGCCGAGAAATAACTAGCACTACCATTAGCACTACCATTTAAGTCAACACTACTTGAGTGACCATTATATGCGGTGAAATCTACATAATCAGTAGACCCATTAAAGTAAATTAGTTTACTATTACCCTGACTAACACCTGTAGGTGTTGTTATTTGATTTTGGTAAATAAATACTTGAGTACCATTTTTACGAATTTGTATGTTATATTGGTTGGTAGTAGACGTACTACCATTCCATAATACTTCTAATGTTACACTATAATAACCTGCAACCGTTGGGGTAAATCTATATGTTGATGTATTCCACCAGTTCTGTGGGTCAAAGTCATCAATAAACTGAATTACTGTGTCCGATGTTGAAGGTATTGATTGGGCTGTTGATAAGTAACCTTGAGTAACATAATTACTTTGAGTTAATCCTGTCCCGGCAAGACCTTGTAAACCACTATTTCCTGATAAACCACTTAAACCACTAATACCAGAATCACCGCTTAAACCTGAAAGTCCTGAATCTCCTGATAAACCTGAAATACCTGATGTCCCTTCAATACCACTATCACCTGATAACCCGCTAATACCACTTAAACCTGAAAGACCCGATGTTCCTTCAATACCACTATCTCCGGATAAACCTGAGATACCACTTGAACCATATATACCACTAATACCTGACGCTCCGTCTACACCTGCAATACCATCCGCACCTACTAAACCTGAAATACCACTATCACCACTTAACCCGCTATCACCTGAAAGACCTGAATCTCCACTTAAACCTGATAATCCTGAAATACCTGAATCTCCTGATAATCCACTATCACCTGATAAACCACTAATACCTGAATCTCCTGATAATCCACTATCACCTGATAATCCTGAAATACCTGAATCTCCCGAAAGACCTGAGTCTCCACTTAATCCACTAATACCTGAATCACCCGACAATCCTGAAAGACCACTATCACCCGAAAGACCTGAGTCTCCCGATAATCCGCTGTCACCACTTAGTCCACTAATACCCGAATCACCACTTAATCCTGAAATACCACTGTCTCCTGATAAACCACTAATACCACTATCTCCTGAAAGACCTGAGTCTCCACTTAAACCTGAAACACCACTATCACCTGATAAACCTGAGTCACCACTTAATCCACTAATACCTGATATACCTTCAAGTCCTGATAACCCTGAATCTCCCGATAAACCTGAAATACCTGAAATACCTGATTCGCCCGAAAGACCTGAGTCTCCACTTAAACCACTATCACCTGAAATACCTGAGTCACCTGAAAGTCCCGAAGTCCCTTCAAGACCTGAAATACCACTATCTCCCAATAATCCTGAGATACCTGAATCACCACTTAAACCACTATCACCACTTAATCCACTAATACCTGAATCACCACTTAAACCTGAAATACCACTATCACCTGAAAGACCTGAGTCTCCCGATAAACCACTTAAACCGCTATCACCTGAAAGACCTGAGGTTCCTTCAATACCTGAAAGACCTGAATCCCCACTTAAACCGGAAATACCGCTATCACCTGATAATCCACTAATACCCGAATCTCCTGATAAACCACTTAAACCTGAAATACCTGAGTCTCCTGACAATCCACTAATACCACTTAAACCGGAATCACCTGATAAACCTGAGTCACCACTTAATCCGCTAATACCAGAATCACCTAAAAGTCCGCTAATACCTGATAACCCTGATTCTCCACTTAATCCGCTATCCCCTGATAATCCTGAGATACCTGAGTCACCTGAGATACCTGATTCACCCGAAAGTCCACTAATACCTGAATCTCCGCTTAATCCACTATCCCCGGATAAACCTGATGTCCCTTCAAGACCTGAAAGTCCCGAAGTTCCTTCAAGACCTGATATACCTGAATCACCTGATAATCCTGAGATACCTGAGTCACCTGATAATCCTGAGTCACCTGATAATCCTGAGATACCACTATCTCCTGAAAGACCTGATATACCGCTATCACCCGATAATCCTGAAAGACCTGAATCCCCTGATAACCCACTAATACCCGATAGACCTGAATCACCCGATAAACCTGAATCACCTGATAGACCTGAGTCACCGGAAAGTCCACTAATACCTGAATCACCACTTAAACCACTATCACCTGATAAACCTGAAATTCCACTTTGTCCTGAAGTTCCTGATAAACCACTTGAACCATATAAACCACTAATACCGGAAGCACCATCTACACCCGCAATACCATCTGCACCTACTAAACCTGATATACCTGAATCACCACTTAAACCTGAGTCTCCTGAAAGACCGCTAATACCTGAGTCACCTGAAAGTCCGATATCTCCACTTAAACCTGACATACCTTCAAGTCCTGAGATACCACTATCACCTGATAATCCTGAATCTCCGATTAATCCGCTAATACCTGAAGTCCCTTCAAGACCTGAAAGACCTGAATCTCCACTTAATCCTGAGATACCACTATCACCTGAAAGACCTGAGATACCACTATCGCCACTAATACCACTATCACCTGAAAGTCCACTAATTCCTGATACACCATTGACTCCGGCAACGCCATTCGCACCAATTAACCCACTAATACCTGAATCTCCAATAATACCACTATAACCTGATATACCTGAAGTACCTATGTCACCTGAAAGACCCGATAATCCCGAATCTCCGATTAATCCACTCACACCTGAAATACCTTCAAGACCTGAATCACCTGATAATCCACTATTACCTGAAAGACCTGAAAGACCTGATTCCCCCGATAAACCTGATTCACCAGAAATACCTGATATTCCTTCAAGACCTGAAATTCCTTCAAGACCCGATTCACCACTAATACCACTTAAACCACTAATACCCTCATAACCACTTAAACCTGATTCACCTGAATCACCACTTAAACCGGAAATACCGCTATCACCTGAGATACCTGAGATACCTGAGATACCTGATATCCCCGAACCACCAATACCTAAAGTTGTTTGAGCAAATGAATAATGTTGTTCACTTTCAGATATAAATGTTATTCTTCTAGCAACAACTAATAAGTTACTTGCTTGAACTTTAACAACTAATCTATCACTAACATTTAATGTATAACCGGTTTGGAAAATATCGCTAATCTCCATCTGAATCAAATTACCATATCCAGTTACAAAAACAGGGTCTGATGAAAATATTAAAGTTTCAGTTGCACCTGTTGTTCTAATATAAACATCACAAAATACTTCAAATGACGAAGATTGTAATTCTTTCGACATATGTAAGTAAAAAGACCAAAATCCTGAAGGAATTGCCGTCACCCCCGGTACACCCGGTGGAGTCATATATGTTTGGATTGTCGCAATAGAATTACCTGCAACTAATGTTGTTGCACTAGTTTGAATTAAAGTTGCTGGAGTTGTTGAAAATTCTTTGTATGGAGACTGTGTCTCTGCCGTGTTAAAAAAGTAAATCGCCCCACCTGAACTACCATTGTTTCCTTGAATACCACTTTGTCCTGATAACCCTGAATCACCTTGTAATCCTGAGATACCAACTAAACCTGAATCACCACTTAAACCTGATGGTCCAGTACCACTTAAACCTGATAAACCTGAAGTTCCCGATATACCACTTCTTCCTGAAATACCGCTTAAACCGGAAATACCGTTAAGTCCCGAAACTCCAACACCATTTAACCCTGAAATACCTGAAACTCCAATACCGTTAAGCCCTGAAATACCTGAAACTCCAATACCGTTAAGTCCCGAAATACCTGAGACACCAAAACCATTTAACCCTGAAATACCACGTAACCCGCTAAGACCTGAAGGACCACGTAATCCACTAATACCTGAAATACCTCGTAACCCGCTAAGACCTGAAATACCACCACCGGATGTTATACCGGTAACAGATACTGTATTACCGTCGTTTCTATATAAATCTAATGTTGAAGTTGCTGAGAAATAAGTACCTCCCGTAACAAATATATCTGTAGACGATGTTGCTAAAATTCTCCATCGAGCATTTGGTCGGGTTACCCCGTTTACGCCCTCAATAGTTGAACCTGTCCAAGCATTAATTAACGCTTGACCTGCAGGTGAGTTATTTTTAACTGTTGTCCCAAAATCTGAGATTACTACAGTGTTTCCACCAATACCTGATGAAGCAAGAGCATTAGACCATAAAGTATTATAATTATCAATAGAATATTGGTAAATTTGGTTAGTTTGATAAACATAAACCAACATACCTAAACGTCGTCTTCCCGATGAAATATTATCAGAATTTAATGTTAATGTATTAAATGAAAATGGTGAACCATTACCAATAAAGAATTGGATTGGAATAGTGTTACCACTATTCTCAACATCACCGACGATATTAGGGGGGATTGTATAAACTAAATCATTTAGTGTATAAACCTCCATAAAACCCCCTGTATTTAGAACACTAAAAGTTGTACCAAAGGTACTTGTACGTAATAACGATTGACTTCCAATAGAAATTAATGGGGATAATGGATTTTTATAATTTAAGTTAGACATATTTTTTTTAAATTAATGGTTACGGAGAAATTGTATTTCCTCTAAAATAAATACTTTGATTATTGTTTAATGCGAAGATTCTATTCGGAAATGTTGTATAAACTTTATATGTGACAGGAGGAATTGTTGTTCCTGTATACGTAAATGTATATTGATTAATAACACCTTCCGTTAATACTGTTACTAATGAATTAACGTCACCATCAGTACTAATATCTATAGAGGTTTGGGTTTGGTTATTTGTTAATGAAACAGGTATAATCCAAGTATACCAAGAAACATCAGAAACAGTTCCTTGTGGTACTATGGTTGTTAAGAAATTATAAGCAACAATTGGTTGTCCAAAACTATCAAAACCTCCACTTTGTTGTGGTACTGATTGTCTAATAATTGACGGGAATTGACCACTAGTCCAACCACTAAAATCAATATATCTATTCATATCAATATTAAACTGTGTTTGGTCTTGAGCTGGTTGAGAGTTATTTGAGAACCCAAAGAAATTAGAACCACCGTCATACATCCATTGTCCAATATCCATTGAACCATTTGTAGGTTCTATAAATAAATTGGCAAAATTTGCTGGTGTTGGGGTCGGGGTTGGCGTGTTTGTCGGAGTTTCTGTTGGTGTTGGAGTATTTGTTGGGGCGATTGTTAATGTCGGTGTTGGTGTAGGTGTCGGTGTTGCGGTCGCCGTTGGTTCATAATAATTTAATATACAAGTTTTATTAAACTGTGGTATGTATATTTTGTATTGACCATAATAATCATCAGTTTCATAATCATACGGTAAAATATGTGAACCTAAATTTATCACACCACCAGTTGCCGGGTAAAATACAATGCTTCCACTATACCCACTATAATTCTCTGTTAATATTCTAAGGGTTTTTCCCATATTTTTTTATTTATTTTTTTTAATAGCAACCACAAGGATTTGTACACGTAGCCGATGGTGTTGGTGTATTTGTATTTGTTGGCGTATTTGTTGATGTTATTGTTGGTGTAGGTGTCGGTACTTTACAAGGGTCAAATGTTGGTGTTGGTGTCATTGTTGGTGTAACTGTTGGTGTTACCGTTCTTGTTATTGTTGGAGTAACAGTTGGTGTTGGTGTAGGTTCAGGTACATTTATTATTATAGGACAATCTGACCCCTCAACTAAAATTGTGTAAGTTCCGTATACGTCACGAGGAGGTGATAATAATGCAGGGTTAAATTCATAAGGTAGAATTTGATTACCTAAATTAATTACCACATTAACTTTTGACGGTTTAAATATGATATTTGCCGTCTCACCAATATGACTTACACTTTGTATTATTATTGAACTCATCTTTTAAAACTTATTTTCAACGGCCAAACATATTTCACCTCGTTCATTTATTAATCTTGCCATATCTGTAAATGAGATAAATGCGTGACCTGATTTACCCCAAGATTTACCCCAACTATTCTTAATTCTAAATAGTCTATTAATTGTGTCAACGCCATTAATTACATAAGCGTGACCACCAGATAACGTCCCACCAATAGATATAACTCCATTAGAATTTGGGTAAAACATATTGCGATACCAATTAGTTCCCACAACTACCGGCCCAATTTGTAATACTGTATTTATTAATGTTTGAACATCATATGCCCAATAATAATTACCAATCTTACGTGTACTGTTTAAATATTTTGCACCACCTCTAACAGATGTTCCATTATAATTTGTTCCTGGCCACTCATCAACTAATTGTGCTTGTCGATAAATTAACGTTGGGTTTACCGGTGGTTGTACACCTGAATGAACTACAGGTCCATCAGCAATCCAATGAGCCCAAGCGTACCCTACACATTGTGGTGTATTCCCTTGATTCCCCCACCACATATTAGCATCCCAATACTTACTTGTTAATCCAACAATTGTTGGTGTAGGTGTTGGTGTTGACATAATACCTCTTGTATTTGTTGGAGTTATTGTCGGTGTAGGTGTTGGAGTAATACTTCTTGTTTTTGTTGGTGTAGGTGTTGGAGTCGGAGTAATACTTCTTGTTTTTGTTGGTGTAGGTGTTTTAGTTGGAACTACACGTCGTACAACTCTTGTAACACTTTTAATTAATTCAAAATGGTCTTTAATTAAATAATTATTATCTCTCTCATCCGGAATATAAATCCTACCTAAATCAAATGGAGGCAGTTCTTCCGGTGTTGTTATTACATATGTAAAATCATTAACCGGACATACTTCACCACAATCCGGACAATCCGGATTAAACATATTAAAGGTATCTTTTAATAAATTAAAATTATGTTTAACCTCATCCGCAGATAATGGTTCAACATACATTCTAAATTGAGATATTCCCCCATCAAAAGAACCTGCAAAATTTTGCTCTAATAATATGTCAGTAGTTAGTCCACTAAATGTTGTTCCAACTAAATCATTTGTTGGTAAACATTCCGGGTCTTGGATATAAGTTGTTCCGGTTGTTGATGAGAATGTTAAATTCTCTCTTAAACCTTGAGTACCTCCACCCCACGAAATATTATAAGGTACCCCAACTTGTTTTTCCTTATCAGTACTTAACGCTCTTGGAATTATTTCCTCAATATCTTCAAATGTGTAGAATATTCTACCATTAATGTAAATTTTTAATCTACCTTTTCTAAAATCTTTATCGATTAACCATTTTTCATTAAGATTAACCAAATCAATTTGTTCAGGGTCTTTACCACAAGTTTGAGTATATGGTACGGTGATTAATTCAGTAGAATTACCAGCAAGACCATCTAAATATTTTTTCTCAGTGATATCACCAATACCTCCTCTATACCATAAATCACAAGTGTTTAACCAAGTGTATCTTTCCCAAACGGCTGTAATGTGGAACCAATGTTCTAAATCTAAATACGATGGATTATGTTGTAAACAATATGGGTAAATTGGTGGTGTACAATAGTTGTCTATCGTGTATCCTGTTGTATAAGTGATTCCTGTTGTTGAACAAGTTCCACTAGTTTCACATCCTCCGGTAAATCTTAAAATTCTAACACCTATTTGAGGATTATTTGGTGACCCGCATAATTTCATTGCGAACGCATTTGACATCGAATCAAACAATGGGTCACTTTCACAAGTATTCTCAACGGAACCCGGAGTTAAATTACAAGTATCACAAGTTTGACATTCATTACAAGATATACATTGTGTGCAAGTACACCCTGAAGTACAAGCCGTGATTGGTTCACAATTTGAAGGTACCGGTACCGGAGTAGGTGTTGGTGTTGGAGTCGGGGTAGGACTTGGACAATCGTGTATTTTATATTCCCAACCACAAGTAATACAACCATCACAGTCTGCTTTGGTTGGTCTTGGTGGGTAAACATAAATACATCTACTATTAACCACTGAATTTTCACAACAAGCGCAAGTTGTTAAACCTGTAACATTAGAAGTTACTCTAGTATATCCCGTTAAACATCTCGGATGTCCATCCGCATAATGATAAAATTTATTTTCAGCTCGAGCCCCAAAATAAAAGAACATATCCTTATTATTAGGGTAAATTTCATTTAAAGTGGTTTCTCCACTGCTTGGGGAATATTGATTGAATAGTCTTGGTTTTAATAACATTTCAACTGACCATCCTTTATTCATCCTTTCAGGGAATATTTCATAATCATACCCAAATAATCTATAAAACCCTTGATAGAACCCACCATATAATTCGTGGTATCTACCAACACTATCGTTCTTACTAACTACCTCATATAATATGGTATCGTCAAAACCTGAGAATCTAACGTTAGTACTAGTATAACCTGTAACTTGGAATAATTTTAATCTTCTATCAAATGATAATCTGTTAAATTTAGTGTAGTCATTAATTCCATTGGTGAATGTAATTGATTGTCCTGTCATTGATTCAACCAACCCATTATCAATACCTGTTAACCCAATATCACAAGAGGTATTGGCGGTTAAACAACTTAAATCTATATTTTCAGGATTGTAATAATTTTTTGAAACAAAAACATTATTAAAGTTATATTCCTTATAATTTAAAACAATTGGTTGTACCGAAATTGAATCATTAATATCAAAATTAATAGGTAATCTATTACCATAGGTTTCGGCAATTAAATAAGGTGAGAAAACCACTTCTTCTTTGTAGTTTCTTTCATCAGTAGATAACGTCATATCACTAAGGTCTAACGCTAATTTTACCCCCCAATTCGGTTTCGGAAATTGATTTATATTTTGACTCACAATCTTTTTTATGATAAATAGTCAGAAACGAAGTATTTATATATAAAAAGTTGATATGATTAATTTTAATACCGAATATTTTGGAAACAATTGTTACTTTTATATTAAAGATAGAGGTAACAAAATATCCCTTTATTATAATGTGGCCGACACTTTAACGGAATCAAGAAAGTCTGACGATAAAATTGAGTTTGATAAAAAAGACGAAAAAAAAGTTAAAGGTATGATTTCCGCAGCGTTAAAAACAAAATCAAAAGTAACGAAGAAAGGTTTAGATAAAAAACTTAAGGGAATTAAATCTAAAGAAGAAATTGACGAATTGGTTGATGAAGACGGTGGTTTATTAGGGTCTAGAATTCCAGACATTAATCACGCTTTATCACCAAGAAAAACTACCGACCAATATGTTGCGATGTCAAGAACAACAAATGACCCGGTAACACGAGGTTATAGAGTTTATTATGGTGAGAGTGAGGAAGGTTCTGATAAAATAATTAATGAAGTTGATTATTCTGAAGCTTTCGGATACGAAGAAACAAAAGATATGGATTTTAAAAATACAGTTAAAACCCTTAAAGAAATGGGGGTTGAAAATGCTGTTGAAAGAGCCAAAGAGTTTGGTAAATTACCAAAAGCAAAAAAACAACACGGTGAATTAAAACAACGATTATCTGAAAAAGAAAGTATTGAAGAACACCAAAAAAATATGATGGCTAAAATGGTTGAGGATATTTTAACAAAAAAATCAAAAGATGATTCTGACGTTATTAAAAACACCGGTATTAGTAAAATTTTAAAGAAAAACCTTAAATCAATTAAAAATATTGCAGACAAAGAAGGTATTAGTGTTAATATGTTAATAAAAGCGTTAAAATCGTCAGACGATGAATAGTGACTTATACGGAAAAGTTTTTGATGTACCTCAAGATGTTGTAGATTATCTACACCAATGTCATTCGGCTGCCGGAGATGTTGATGAAACTACTGAAGGATATAAAAGAAATAAAGAGTTAAGAGAAAAAAAACAAGTTACTTATCAACAACTTAAGAGAATAAAGAATTGGTTTGATGAGTTCAATGGTCACGAGGATGAAATACCTCATATCTTAAATGGTGGTCACTATGTTAAAAATTGGGTGAACAATACATTACAAGGTAAAAGAGATGATATTGAATTGACAAAACAAAACAAATCTGTAGTTCTACCTAATCAACAAATTGATGTTCACGATAAAAATGATATAAGAACAATGAATAGACCAAGTAAAAGTCATAGTTCATCTGTTAATCAATATAATACCGACATTACTGAAAACTTAAAAAGAATAAACGAACTAATAAAAAAAATATTATAATATGGCAAATTTAGAACCTTTAGATTTCGCACAACCGGATAATAAATTATCTCAAATTGCAGCCGCTCAAAGAGCGTTATTATTCCCAAAAAACGATTATAAAGACACTGCTAACGAATACTCAGCAGTTAACCCTGACGCTCTTGCAACTGGAGATGCTCAAGGTAAAGGTACAGGTGGGGACTTAGACACTAATAATGAAAGTGCCGGAGCAATCCAAGATATCCTTGAAAGAAAATCAGAACTTGTATTTAATCAATACAAATCAAATTCTCCTTATACAACACCAAGTGCATAATGAAACTTTACAACACATTTAAATCTCTTATTTTAGAAGTAGCGTCTGTTGACTCAATTGTCAACGCTATAAAAAATAGAGATAAAATTGTCGTATACTACGATGGTGATGAACCAGGTGGTCGTGGTCTAAGAACTATTGAACCTGTTTGTTTCGGATATTCTAAAGCCGGTAACCCTGTGTTACGAGCTTGGGATAATGAAGGAGCGTCTCATACCGCATATAAAGGAGAACAACCTTTACCGGGGTGGAGATTATTCAGAGCCGACAAAATCGCGTCATTCAAACCCACAGGTGAGAAATTCAACGAACCAAAACCAGGGTATAATCCAAGAGGTGATAAAGGTATGACAAGAGTTATTATAAACGCAGTTTTTGGTCAACCAACAACTGAACCAATACAATAAAATATGAACAGCGAATCTGATTTAATTCAAAAATTAATGATATCCAAACAAATAATGGATAAACACAATCAAACACCAAGAGGTAATATGCCGTCAATGGACTCTTATAGTTCACCTGATGTAGAATCTTATGAACCAGTTGGGGCAAAATATAATATCCCACAAGAATTCTTACAAGAATCACAATCAAACGAACCTTATTTATCTTCATTACCAAAAACACCAACAATGCCACAAGCGGTTACTAAAGATAGAGTTATGTCATCAAATCTTCCTGACGAAATCAAAAGATTAATGATTGAGCATCCAATCGAACAACCGTCATCAATGGGGGGTGGGGCAACATTATCAAATGATTTAGTTGAAAAAGCAGCAAGATTAATGAATACCGACGCAAGAGGTAATCAACCAAAACAAAGAGTTCAAGAACAATCTCAACCACAGTCATCAAACTTTAATATGAAAGAATTAAAGTCTATGCTTCGTGAAGTTGTAGAGGAAGTCTTACAAGAAAACGGAATTTTATCAGAATCAGAACAAAAATCAAATGAAGTCTTTTCTTTTAAAGTAGGAAAACATATATTTGAAGGTAAGGTTACTAAGATAAAAAAAATCTCTTAACTTTATTTACTCTCAAGACTAACCCTCATCTACCAAGTTGGGGGTTTTTTGTTTTTATATGGTTGATATTCTTTTTATTTCTTCTTATATTTTCGGATATAATTTAACACTATGAAAGAAAAAATTAATGTATTAGTATTACCCTCAGATAAAACAGGTGTTGGGAAATTTAGGTCTGTTGACCCTCACGTATTTCTACAAAACTTATATCCGGATGATTTTCACGTAGATATCGACTACGAACCACAGATAAATAACATCAATTATTGGAAGAAATATCAGATAATTCACGCACATAGAACTATCGGTCAAGATTACAATATGGCACCTAATTTAATTGAATGGTTAAAATCGTTAGGTATTATTGTTATTGTGGATTTGGACGATTATTGGTTACCAACAAAAGAACATCCTATTCATAGTCTTATTGTTCAAAATAAAATTGACGAAAAAATTAAAGCCAACTTAAAAGTTGCGTCGTATGTTACGACGACTACGGATATTTTTGCAAATGAAATAAGAAAAATTAACAAAAACGTTATCGTATTCCCAAACGCGATTAATCCTAAAGAACCTCAATTTAATCAACCAACTCCACCATCAGACAAAATTAGAGTTGGGTGGTTAGGTGGGTCATCTCACTTACACGATTTGGCACTTATGGATGGTTTTGTACAAAAAAATAGTATGATAAACGATAAATTACAATATGTAATTTGTGGGTTTGATATTAGAGGTACTGTAACTGAAGTTAATCCTCAAACAGGTGAACAAAAACAAAGAAATATTTTACCACACGAAACTGTATGGGCAAGGTATGAAGAAATTTTCACATCAAATTATAAAACAACTGATGAGGAATATAAAAAATTCTTATTAAACTTCAAAGAAGAAGAATATAAATCAAATACTGAATTACCATATGTTAGAGTTTGGACAAAACCGGTTAACACATACGCTATGAATTATTCAAAATTTGACATATCTTTAGCACCTATTAAAAACCACATCTTTAATAGAATGAAATCTCAATTAAAAGTTATTGAGGCAGGATTTTATAAGAAAGCATTAATTGCCTCGGAAATTGGTCCATATACAATTGATTTAGTTCATTGTTTGAAAAATGGTGAGTTTAATGATAATGGTAATGCTATTTTAATACCTGAAAATAGAAATCATAGTGACTGGTCTAAATCAATTAAAAAATTGGTGGATAACCCTGAAATGATTACCGAGTTAGGTGAGAGATTATATAATACCGTAAAAGACAAATATGACCTTAATAAGGTTACAGATGAAAGAGCGTCTTGGTACAAAAGTTTAATTAATTAATAATGAATACAAAAAAAACAATCGGATTTACCGCAGGTAACTTTGACTTACTTCATCCGGGTTACATCTATACCTTTGAGGAGGCAAAACGTCATTGTGATTACTTTATGGTCTTTTTACAACGAGACCCTTCTGAAACAAGAAATACCAAATATAAACCGGTAATTCCTTTGTACGAAAGATATAAAACATTAATGTCAATTAAATACATTGATGAGGTTGTCACATATCAAACAGAAGAAGACTTGATTCAATTAATGGAATTTTATAAACCGGATATTAGAATATTAGGGGATGATTATATTGGTAAAAGATTTACCGGTGACCATTTACCAATTAAAGTAATTTACACAACAAGGTCACATAATTGGTCAACAACTAAAATAAAAGATTTAATTACGCAACAAACAATAAAACAAAACCCAGATATAATTAAAAATTTAGAATCAAATGATTAAAATACCTTTAACTAAAATATTATTTTTAGACATAGAAACCGTAGGTGGATGTAAAAACTATACTGAATGTAAAGTTAACAATCCAAATGTTGCGAAACAATTTGAGAAATATTTTGATTGGTTCCAAAAACGATTTCCGGAAGATGCTGGATTTTCTGCCGATAAAGTTTTTGAAAAAAGAGCTGCGTTAGTTCCGGAGTTTGCAAAAATTGTTTGTGTTAGTGTTGCCTTTGTTATGGATAATGGAGACATTAAAAAACAATCATTTTCAGGTGATGATGAAAAAGTATTATTGAAAGAATGTCAAACATTACTTAATCGTTGTGGTAAGTTAGATTTTTATTTATGTGGACATAACCTTAAGAATTTTGATATCCCGATGTTGGCTAAGAGAATGATTATTAATGGATTAATGCCACCAACACTTTTACCATCATACGATACCAAACCGTGGGAAATTAAAGCAATTGATACTAAAGAAATTTGGCAATACGGTGCTTACACCGCAATTGGTTCATTAGATTTAATGTGTTCTTGTATGGAGGTTCCTTCACCAAAAGAAGGTGACGTAACCGGAGATAAAGTTCACGACGCATATTGGAATCAAAATATGTTACCTGAAATCACGGCTTACTGTGAACGAGATGTGTTAGTATTAATTGATGTTATAAAAAAATTAAAAGAATTAGAATAATGAGTGAATTTGAAGATTTAAACGAATTAAGAAATAAAGTTCTTAAATTACAAGAATCATTATCTCAAGAAATGGGTGAAATGAGTTATGAAGACATTTTAAATGAAATGGATATTGACATACACCAGTTAGAAAAAGATATGATTGACAATAAAAACCTTTTAACTTTAGGTTATAAAGTTTTACATCCTGACGCTACTTTACCTAAATATAATTATGGTAGTGATTCAGGATTTGATTTACACTCTGTTGATGAAATTGAAATTCCTGGTTTCGGTAGAGCTCTTGTCCCAACCGGTTTATCTTTTGATATCCAAGATGGATATGAGATACAAGTTAGAACTAAAAGTGGTCTAGCAATCAATCAAGGACTTATGGTGTTAAACTCACCGGGAACCGTAGATAACGGATATACAGGAGAAGTTAAAGCAATAATCTTTAACACCAATCCAACATCGGTTACAATACCAAAAGGTATGAAAGTAGGTCAAGCGGTTTTATGTCCTGTAGTAAATGGAGGTTGGGTAGATTTAAAACCAATAAATAAAATAAACGAAAAGGAACGAGGTTCAAATGGATTTGGTTCAACAGGTATCTTTGATACATTAAAATAAACAAATAAAAAATATGATACATCAAACAGGATTTTGGCATAAAGATTTTGCCGAACCACATCACATTCATAGCCCAAATGTTAGTAAATGGATAAGTGAATTTTTATCAGATAAAAAAGATAACCAAATTTATGATTTTGGTTGTGGAATGGGAAATTATTTAAATGATTTACATTCAAATAATTTTACTAAACTAATTGGTTTGGAAGCCGAGCCACCAAAAACAGATTACGAGTTTAAAATTAATAGTCAAAATTTGGCACACCCATTTACTTTAGATGAAAAAGGTGTTGTGATTTGTTTAGAAGTTGGAGAACATTTACCAAAAGAATATCAAGATGTGTTTTTAGATAATATCGCAAATAATTGTTCGGATTATCTTATTACATCTTGGGCGGTTAAAGGTCAAGGTGGTTATGGTCACTATAATGAATTAAATAATGATGAAATAATCCCTGAAATAACTAAAAGAGGTTTTACTTATTTACCTGAAAAATCTAATGAACTTAGATTAGTAGTTGAGGATTTTTGTTCTTATTTTAGAAATACATTAATGGTCTTTAAAAAAGATTAAATTATGAATAATAAAGTAGATGTTTGTATAAATGTATTTGGTAAACCTTGGCAAACATTATGTACATTAAAAACTTTAATGAAACATAGTGGGGATAAAATTGATAAAATTTATTTAATAAAAGAATCCAATCAACCTTATGAGGAGGATTTAGATTGGATTTTTGAATATTTTGATAATTTAATAATTCATATACCTAAAAATTACATTTTCACTAAATTTAATACAAATTATTTAGATGAATCTGATAGACACACCGTTAGATATCAATACGGTATAGAAAAAAGTGACAAGAAATTTATTTTTATCACACACAATGATGTTTTATATACCGGAGATATTATTGGAGATATGTTAGATAAAATCGGTGACTCAATTGGTATTGGTGAAATGGGTCAATGTTGGAATTGTCCGGCATTTAGTGAAGGTCTATGTAGTGGTAGTAAATTCTATGAATGGAACCCTACAATAGATGAGGTTTTAAGTTTAAAATTACCTCATATTAGAACTGGTTTACATAATATTGATAGAAACAATCCAAAACCAATGCCCGAATGTCGATTAAATGAATGGGCGTGTTTAATTAATCGAGAATTAACTAATAAAGAAACATTTCCATATAATGATACACCATTTTTTGGTATGTATGGGTTAGATTTAGGTGACCGTTGGTTCAAAAGTTTACATTTAAAAGGGTATAAATTCACTGACTATAGAGACAATTTTGAACATTCTTATTGGTCACCATTAGATGGTGGGTATCCAACACAATTAAACCATAATGTCTATAAAATAGCAGAAGAAAATGCTAAAAAATATTTTATAGAAAATTTTAAATAATATGATAACTATTATATATTCCACACATAAAGATGAAAACTATAATAACAAATTTAAACAACATTTGTTACAAAGTTCCGGGTTAAAAGATATTCAAATACTTGAATATATAAACCATAATGAATTTAGTCTATCTGAACTTTACAATAAAGGTATAACAGAATCTAAATTTAATATTATTATTTGTTGTCACAACGATATTAAACTTGAGAATGGGTGGGGTAAAAAACTATTAAAAGACTTTTTAGATAATCCAGACTATGGTATTATAGGAAAAGCAGGTTCTTGTTATTTTCCTGAATCAGGTGTTTATTGGGAACGTATGCAACAAACAATGGTTGGTCAAGTTTATCATCACCCTGACGGTCAAAAAAAATGGGTTAATAATTATTCCGCGAAATTACCTTTTCTAATTCCTGTTGTCACTATTGATGGGTTATTTATCTCATTTGATAAAACAAAAATTAAACATCAATTTGATGAGACTATAGGTAAGTTCCATTTTTATGACCATTTATTTTGTATTCCAAATTATTTAGATGAAGTTAAAATTGGCGTAACATCTTCCTTTGAAATCACACATCAATCAGTTGGACAACCCAATCAAGAGTTTTGGGGAAGTAGAGAAAAATTTGTAGAAAAATGGGGTAATAATCTTCCATTAGATTTAAAACCATCTAAAGTATACGTCCCTGAAATTAAAGAAAAACCTATTAAAAATATTGGTAAAGTTGCAATAATTATACCGACTAAAGGTAATGTTGAAATGTTATTTGATTGTGTTAACTCATTCTACCAACACTGTAATTCAGAATTGTTTGATGTTTTCATAGCCGACACTGGGTCGTCAGAAATAGAAAAAGAATGGATAAAAACTAATATATCACCTCTTGGTAATATTAAACTTATCGAATATGATTATTATAATTTTGCCAAAATAAATAATGATGTTGTAAAACATCATATTGGTGACGAATATGAATACCTTCTATTTTCAAATAATGATATTAAAATTCTTAATAATGTTATTTATGGTATGTTGAAGAATTTTAAAACACAAAATAAAATAGGAACTGTTGGGGCGAGACTTTATTTTAAAGACAACACAATTCAACACGATGGGATTGTTGCAATGATACATAATAAAAGATTTGACGTTAGTCATTATGGATTAAGAAATTACTACCCTAAATCATCTCTAATTACAGAAGTTATTGGGTCTACCGCAGCATTACTTATGATAAAAAAATCAGTCTTTATTCAATGCGATTATTTTAACGAAAATTATATTAATTGTTTTGAAGATGTTGAGTTAAATTTTAAAACAACTATCTTAGGTTATAGAAATATATGTGATGTTAGTTTAGTCTCTTATCATTTTGAAAGTCAAACTAGAAGTGAAGACCCTAAAAATATTGAGAAATTACAATATGACTATATAAATAATTTATTACCGTTTACGATGAAAAACATCGATAAATTAAAACATAAAATTATACAACAATAATTAAATGGCTACATACAGCAAATCAAAAAACACTAAACCAACTCCTACTCCGGAAACTACAGGTAAACCAATAAGTAAAAAAGACCTGATTGGTCAAATTATTAAGAGAAAAACTAAAGAAAAGTTTTTAACTATAAATCAAAAAAAGTATTACGATACTTTAATAGAAAGTGAGATAACGGTTTGTTCAGGACCAGCGGGTGTTGGTAAAAGTTACATAACAATGAAAGCAGCTATTGATTTACTTTCAGACCCAAATACACCTTACGAGAAAATAATTATTGTTAGACCCGCGGTTGAAGCCGAAGAAAAGTTAGGTTCATTACCGGGTAATGTTGAAGAAAAATTAGACCCATATATTTTTCCATCTTATTATTTATTAAATAAAATTATTGGAAAAGAATCTCGCGAAAAACTTAAAGAGATTGAGGTTATTGAAGTATTTGCATTAGCATTTATGAGAGGTATGAATATTGATAATTCAATATTAATATTTGAGGAAGGCCAAAACGCATCCCCAAGTCAAATGAAATTACTTTTAACTAGAATTGGATTTAATAGTAAATTCTTTATCTCAGGTGATGTGGAACAATCTGACAAATATAAAAATAAAACCTTAAGTGGTTTATGGGACGCAATAGAAAAATTTAGAGATGATGACTATGTATCAACATTTGAATTTAAAGATAAAAATGATATTGTGAGAAACCCATTAATTAGTAAGATATTACGTAAATACGATAACGAACCGGATGAGAATAGCAATTGAAATTAATGGAGTGTTAAGAAACACATTGGATAAAATCCAACAAACCTATCAAAAATATATGATAGATAAAACTGAGGGTATAGAGGAAGAAGACTCAATAGTTCGTGAAATTAAATTACCGATTAATAGTTTAGAGTTACGAAATCATTTTACGTTTATTAATGACGAAGAACTATATTCTTTTTTATATGAAGATTTTCCTATGGAAATCTTTGGTCATTCACAATCAACCGAATATCAAACATTTAATGATTTAAATGACATATATGTTAATCTAAGAGATAATCACGATTTACTAATAGTTTCGGATGAGATGGGTAGGTCTAAACCAGCATCATTATTCTTCTTATCAAAATTTGGTTGTCAATTAGAAAAAGTAAAATTCTATAGTAATTTAACAATAAATTCAATGTGGAACGAGATTGATGTTTTACTTACATCAAACCCTGCACTATTATTAGAACATCCGGCTGATAAAATATTAATTAAATATCAAACGGAATACAATAAACATATCGAAACAACACATTCTATAACTAATCTTAAAGAATTTGAATTCGAATTAACAAAAATACTATAATGTTAAAAGTATTAGGAGAACACTACTATTTAGATTTAGATAAAATCGATGATTACGTCCAAATAAAAGAAGTTACACCATCAACAGGTATTACGGACACAACACATATTAGCATCATAAAATATGAAACCGTTAAATTAATGATGGAAATTATTATGGATGAGCCTGAAGAAATTGATGAAACATTAGGGGCTAAAGGAACAAATAACTTATCAATACCGTTTAAAATAGCGTTTAACACGTTACTATATAAAAAATTACTAAACAAATTATAATATGAATCAAGAACAACTATCAAAATTAGAATTGTCTATTGAGAATATGAAAAATAAGAAAGCCAGAATTTATCTTATTGCTCAAGACACAAAAGGTAACGCCAAAGCATCTATTGCTTACATCTATAGATTAGGTATGGCATTATTAAAAGGAGGGTACAACCCGATAATCCTACACGAAAATTCTGACTATACAGGTGTTTCTGAATGGTTAGGTGAAGAATATATGACACTTCCTCATAGAGTTATTGAAGGTCAAAATTTAGAAGTGTCTCCTGAAGATTTATTAATTATTCCGGAACTTTTTGGGTATGTAATGAGTCAAGTATCTAAATTACCTTGTGGTAAAATTGTACTATGTCAAGCTTACGACCATATTTTTGAAACGTTACAACCTGGAGAAAGTTGGACTCAGTTAGGGTTTTACAAATGTATTACAACGTCTGATTATCAAAAAGAATTTATTGAGGGTATTATGAGAGGTGTCTCTTATGATGTTTTAAAACCATATTTCTCAGATAAATTTAAACCAAGTAATTTACCGGCTAAACCTATTATTGCGGTTCACACTAGAGAACATAGGGACACAATTAACTTAATTAAAAGTTTCTATATTAAATTTCCACAATATCGTTGGGTAACTTTTAGAGATTTAAGAACATTATCTGAAGACGAATTCGCTAAAGGTATTCAAGAGTGTTGTTTATCTGTTTGGATTGATGAAACAAGTGCTTATGGAACATTCCCGTTAGAATCGATTAAATCAAATGTTCCTGTATTAGGTTTGGTTCCTAATATGGTACCTGATTGGATGAACGAAGATAATGGTCTATGGATTAATAACAAAGTTCAAATTGTTGATTTTGTTGCAGATTATTTACAAAATTGGTTAGAAGATAATGTAAGTGAAACTTTACTTGAGGGTATGAAAAAAACATCAGAAGAACTTTTAACTAAAGAAATGTTTGATGAACAAGTATTATCAATTTTTGATAAAGTTATGAATACAAGATTAGAATCGTTCACAGAACAATTAAATAAACTAGAAACAATTGAAGAATAATATGGAAAACTATTTTGACGTATCAGTAATATTACCAATTAAATCAGGAAGAGCCTTTGACTTCTCTGAGTATTTTACAAAATGTATTGAGTCATTAAAAACTCAAAAATTAAAAATTAATGAACTAATCATTGTTCACACTGATGAAGATGTTGTTATTGAATTTTTAAATAATTTCGACTTTGGTGACTTAACAGTTATTAAACTTGCTTGGACTGAAGAACCTAATTACACCTTACAAATTAATTTTGGTGTTAAAAATTCAAATTCTAAATGGGTTTCATTATTTGAATTTGATGATGAGTATTCTACAATATGGTTTAACAATGTTGAGAAATATAGCAAAGCTTATCCAGATGTTGACGCATTTTTACCAATTGTTGTCGATACAGACCAAATGGGTAAATTTGTCGGATTTACTAATGAAGCAACATTCGCGGCTAACTTCTCATCTGAAATGGGAATCTTATCAAATGAAACTTTACAAGATTATCAAAATTTCCAAACATCTGGAATGGTTATTAAAAAATCAACATTAGTTGATAATGGATTATTTAAATCATCATTCAAGTTAACATATGGATATGAATTATTTCTAAGATTAACAAATAATTCAGTTAAAATTATGTCAATTCCTAAGATTGGTTACAAACATACTAACTTAAGAGATGGCTCAATTTTTTGGAACTATAAAAATGGTGAAGATGCTTTAACTCCGGATGAGGTTAAATTTTGGATAGATTCGGCTAAAAAAGAATATTTCTTTACAAATGATAGAGCCATAAAGTACGAACCACAAGAAGTTTAATGTCTGAACCAATTAATTTAACAGGAGATACCAGTGTTGAGTTAAAGAAGAAAGGTAGAAAACCAACCCAATTAAATTATTTTGATGTTCGGGAAGAACTAGCGGTGGTAAGATTTTTAGAATCCACCTCTTACGAAGAAAAGAATAAAATATATAATGAGTTTTTAAAAAAACCTTTAGATAAGATGATATCTTCAATCATACGAAGATACAAATTATATAGAAAAGATATGGATTTTACAGATATCCACGTAGACACTCACTCGTTCTTAATGACAAAAATAGATAAGTTCAAGCCTTCTAAAGAAAAGAAGGCTTACTCTTATTTTGGAACCATATGTAAAAATTACCTTATGGGTCAAATCATTAAAGACCAAAAAGAAATGAATAGAAAAATATCCTATGAGGATATTTCGTCTAGTTTAGAAAATGATGAAGGATTCGCATATTATATTGAAAATGACGGATTAGATTCTGAAAGAGTTATTTATCACTTTTTAATACAATTAGAAGAATTTATTAAAAATGAAAACCTATCAGAAAATGAAATCAAATTAGGTCAAGCATTATATGATTTATTTGATAACTATGAAAATATATTTGTAGGTAATGATAACAACAAATTTAATAAAAATATCATATTACTATCATTAAGAGAAATGACTAATCTATCCACAAAAGAGATTAGAGGGTCAATGAAAAAATATAAAAATATGTATTTTACATTGATTCAAAATATGGTCAAATAAAAAAGACCATCTAAATATTTATTAATATGGCAAGACCGACAAAAAAAGAAATTAATCTAAGTAAAGAATCAATGTTATCGTTGATGCAGGAAATCTACAATGAACTTGTGGAACAAAGAAACACTGCAATTAGAATTCAAAATAAAATGTTAACAATGATGAAAGAACCCGAAGATATGACAATCATCGGACCTGTTATTGAAAAACAACAAAAAATTATAAATGATTGTGTTGAGAAAAAACTTACTCTTTCTAAACTTCAAGCGGGGATGTGGGAAAAATCTAACAATTCTAAAGATAGTAATGGTGGAGGTTTCTCAATCTCTGATTTAGGTGGTGATGATGATTTATTAAAAAGTTTGATTGAGAAAGATATCGCTAAAGATGGTGGTTCTTATAAAATGTAAAAATAACAAATTATGCCATCAGTAGATTTAAATTATGATTATAATAAAATTCAAAGTAAATTAAACGCGACTAAAACATACAAAAATGCTAAGTCGAAGTATGACGACGCCAATAAAAAAGTTGGTGAATCTTTTGAAAAATCTAAAAAAGATGTTTCACAATCATTAGACAAATTTAAAGAACAAACTAAAAGATACCAAAAACAAATTAAAAACCAATTTGAACAACTTTTAGATTTGGCTAATACTACCGGAGGAAAAGGTAGTGGTTCCCCAAGTTATATTAAAAGTCTTTTAATTAGAACTGTTAATAATGTTCAACCTAGACTAAGAACAATTGTTATGGAAGATTGTTTAACGGCTTTAGGTTGTGACCAACAACAAACTTATGGGTCCAAAGATGTTTGGGTTAAAGTTGGTTCAGTGGATTTATTTAGTAGATTAAAAATTGACCCGGAAGATGAGGTTGGTAAAATTATTTACGAAAAAGACCCCGTTACTTCATCATCAACATACCCTTTTTCAATGAATCGTAAAATGTATGGTCTTATTCAAGATAATACGACATATAGTTATGTTGGTAAATCAGGTCAACCATTATTTAAAATCCAATATAGTGAATTTGGACAAGCCGGTGAAACAGGTCCTTGGTATAAAGTTAGTTTAGAAAATAGAGCAAATAGTGTTAATAGAGTTGGTGAATTTATGGTTGACTACTACGATACTGTTAAAATGTCTGAAAACACCGATGTTATGGGTTCTATTATGGAATCTTTATGTGGTGCTGTTTCTATGAAAGTAGATGCCGGAACATCTCAGGTTGAAAACGCCAGTAAATACGAATTAATTTTAGCTAGAATATTAGGTTTGTGTTTTGATAGTGGTGCCAGCGATGGAGAGATTGATGTTAGTGGTGTTGCAAAAGTACCGGAATTAGATGGTATTGATGATTCATTTTTTGAATTTACTGACATCGATTTAAGAAACATTGACCTTCGTGTTGGTAATATTAAAAACGGTGTTGTTCAATTTGAGGATTGTGATAATGTCTTGTTACCGGTAAACTATGAAGAAATCATAACCGCGTTAGGACAATTAAATTTTGTTGAAGGGTCTGAGTTTGAAAATGCAGCAAATAACATTTCGGATGTATTAGCGAATAATCCAGCGTGGTTAGGAATAGGTATTAATGTAAGTCCAAAAGTTGCAGTTGATACTAATTTTATTAAATTAATAACTAACGGAATGATTAGTGCATTAATCACACCAAAAATGATTTTACCAATAATTGCAATGTCTAAAGCTTTGGGTAATAATATAACAGACGGTATTAAATCATTTATGGATTTTGCCAAAATATTTAAATCATTCTTCATTAATTTAGTATCTAAAGTAGGTGCGATATTTGTTGAAGAACTTTACAGATTAATTAAAAGTGATATTTTACAATTAATACAATCAGTGATTACCGATATTGTTAAAGAAAAACAAATTAAAAAATACGCAATGATTTTAAAATTAATTTCTTTATTATTATTGTTGGCAGGAATATTAAATGATTTTAGAAAATGTAAAAGTTTAGTTGACGATATATTTAGGATATTAAATTTAATTAATCTTCCCGGATTTGGTGGAAGTCCAGTACCGTTACCAATAATGTTGGCGGCTCGATTTTGTGATGGATATTCTGAAACAAGAGCGTTTATTGGTGCCGTAGAAGAAATGCAAAAAGCTGGGATTCCAACCGGAGATATGCCAAGTGGCGCACCTAATTTGGAACTGATTTCAAAATTTTCCCAAATGAAAGCTATGGCTTTTGAAGAAGCTGAGAATAATAAAGTTCAAATTGCGGTTGGTCCATTAACAATAACACCAGCAGGATTTACAGTTCCGTCTAACGCTTTTGGTAAAAAGTTTTAATTATGAATAAAAAAGAAAAAAGTGAAAAAGTTTTAACAATAATTGGTGATATAAAAAACTCATCCAATAAAGATTTGATGCTAGCGATGGATACAATTCAAGAAGATTTTGAATTTACAAAAAAAATAGTAATTGATTCAACACATCATTTAGATAAGTTAGAATTAACTTATAATACTATTCTAAAAGAATATCAAAAAAGAACTAAGGTAAATGAAAGTAGATAATCAAAATAAACATCAAATATTATTTCCGGGATTTGTATTAGACAATCAAGACCCTATGATGTTAGGGAGAATTCGTGTTGTACCTGAAACAAAAAATTATCAAGATGTAATTAAATCTGTTGCCGATTACAATGAAGAAACTGATAAATGGTCATCAAAAGACCCTTTAGTGTTTCTACCATTATTACCTTTCTTTATTAATCAAGTACCTAAAATTGATGAATATGTTCAGTTAATTTATCAAAATAAAAAATACGAATATCAAAACCAATTTTATATACAAGGACCATTTTCATCCCCAATGACAACACCTTTTGAATATTATCAAGGGGCTAAAAAATTCTTAGCTGCCGGTGATAGAATTAAACAAGGGTTAAGTATTAAAAATTTAGATGGGTCATATGCCAATACCGACAGTAAAGGTGTGTTCCCTGAACCGGGTGATAACGCATTATTAGGTAGAGGAACAGCTGATGTTATAGTTAAAGAAAATGAAGTATTAATTCGTGCAGGTAAAACAAAAGAACTTTCCACAAATTCATTCCCAATCGCTGATAGTAATAGAGCCTTTTTACAATTAACTCGCTTTACTCAAACAAAAACGCCATTACCTGAACAAACTAAATCAAGATTGGTTGAGAATATCCAATTGGTTAAAAAATTAATTGTGTGGGATATTACAACATTATCAAGTACCTCTAATTTTAGCGGGTCAGTTAAGTTACATAATATACTACCAACTAGTTCAAAAATTAATACTAAAAATTTTAACTATTCAACGATTGCTGATTTAAAAATTGGTGAGGATTATAATACTGAAATTATGTCGGTTGAATTTAAAGGTAAAACATTTGATGAGTCTATAGTTATAATCAATAGTTTTATCTCTCAAGTATTTACGCCTGGTATATTATTTACAGGGTTAACTGTAGTTAATGAAGGTGTAAGACCGGGAGAAACATACCCTCTTGTTGTAACACCATCAAAACAAACATATGAAATTGGTAAAAAGTTTTTACCAAATAGTCTTTCTGTGGATGTTTTGGAATATGTTAATTATAGAAGATTTTATCACGCAATTAATTTAAATAATTCAAGTGAAAATGGTTGGTTCTTAGTTTGGGATAATAAAGGTGGTAAACCTATTTTTGGACCTCAAGCCGATTTAGTTAAAGAAACAATAATCCCTTCTGAATTTCAAAATGAAGATATCACTTATGGAGCGTTAGGTGCTCAATATCTTTATTTATTATCTCAAAATGCAACAATAGGTGATAAACAACCAATCGATTTGTCAAATACATTATACGGTATACCTCAAGATAAATTTGTTGGTGTTGGAAACACATTATTTAATCAAACCTGTTCATCCGTTAGAGGGGAACCATTAATGGTGTTGATTAATAAAATAATAGACTTTCTAATAAATCACGTCCATCCTTGTGCCAACGAAGTTCCGGATTCTCAATGCCAAGGGTCGAAAACTCAAAAGTCAGATATCACTACTTTAGCGGACAACGCAAATAAAAACATCTTAAATCAAAATATTCGATTAAACTAAATATTTATTGTTAAAAGATTTTATGTCAATTAACAATTCCTATTTTAGTAAAAACAACACAATCATATCGAATAGCTTAACTAACACGGGTAGAAATCCTGTTACCGAGATATTTTATGGTTCGTTGGCAACTACACAATATCCAAATGGGTACAGTAGATTTATCTTCGATTTAGACTTAACTCTTTTAAGAGAAAAGATATCTGACGGTACAATTTCAACAGAATGTAGTGACAATATTACCCATACATTAAGAATGGTTAATACTTCAACATTCAATCTTGAACTTTTAAATACTTCCACATCTCAAGGAAGAATGAGAGCAACTTCATTCGATTTAATCTTATTTAGAATCCCTCCTGTTGTTAACACAAGTAATCCTCAATCTTGGGATGAAGGTGTTGGTTATGACTTTGCAGATTTAATTTACGATTACAGTAGTACAGATAGGAACTTTTCGACAAGACCTTCAAATTGGATTCAGTCAACAACAATTACTAATTGGTCTCAACCAGGAATTTACAACAACAAAAATACCGGAGTCTTTAATTTTGATGAACTATTTATTGTCGACACCCAACATTTCCAATTCGGAAATGAGAACATATCGTTTGATATGACACAAGAGATTACCAATTTATTAAACGATAATATTGATGGATTCTCAGGGTGGGGAATTGCTTATGTTCCTCAAGTAGAAAACTTAACAGGATTAACTTCTAACTACGAAGTTCAATTCTTTACTAGACATACTCAAACTTTTTACGAACCATTTTTAGAAACTAACTATGACGACATTATTGAAGATGATAGAAATTCATTCTCATTAGGTAAGGTCAATAAATTGTATCTATATCTATATGAAGATGGTAACCCAATTAATTTAGACTCAAACCCGAGGGTAACTATTTCAGACGCAAATGGAACAAGTATATTAGGTCTAACCAATTTACCAAGTTGTAGAAAAACAAGAGGGGTGTATGAAATTACACTTCCACCACTTATTGGATACAAAACCCCTTGTACTTTTTATGATACTTGGAGTAGTGTTAGTGTTAACGGATTTAGTTTACCAAATGTTGTAAACGAGTTTGTGATGTATCCGTTAAAAAAATCAATTCAGATTGGTACAACAACTCAAGACCCAAAAATCTATGGGTTTGATTATTTTGGTATTAAACAAGATGAAAAAATATATAACACCGACATTAGAAAAGTGGGGGTTATAATCAAACAAGCTTATACAACAAATAAATTACTTCCAAACGTAGACGCTTATTATAGAATTTATGTAAGAGAAGGACAAACAGAAGTTCAAGTTCAAGATTGGACAAAAATAAACAGAACACCAAATGAATACTATTTTATGTTCGATACTAGAGATAAAATACCTAATGAATATTATATTGATATGAAGGTTATTAGTAGTGGGGAGATTAATACCTACAAAAAACAAATCAAATTTCAGATTGTTAATGTAAAGTATTCAGAATAAATAGATATTTATAAATAAAAACTAAAAAAATAATACAAAAAATATGGCAAATTATATTATAAATGAATGTTTAACCAATGATGAATACATTGTTTCTGCAGTAACGTTAACTCTTGGAGATACGATAGGGTTTTTTATTGGGGAAGATAGATTTTGCGGTACTGTTATGGATGAAACGAGTAGTCCTATAACTTCCCTTTCATTTTATGACTCTGTATATACAGATTGTTGTGAGTGTTTAAGTGATATTACAGACTCTTTAAATTTTAAATTTATACGATGTGGTACATCAGAAGAGATTAATATAGACGCAACTAACTTTTGTAGTGAATATGGTGTTCCTACAACAGGTATTACTTATGAAATACAATATGGTCGTGAAACACCATTTTGTGGTACTTTTTCAGAATTAAGTCCAACGGGTGAAACAAATTATCATTACTATTCAGGTCCCTTTTTAGATTGTGAAGATTGTGTATCACCACCACCGATATCCGCAGGAACAGAAACAATTATGTGTGTAATTGATTGTAGTGGTAACACTATAACAATTGTTCCACCTCATCCAACGTATTTAAATGAATACGGAAAGGCAGTAGTTCAACTGAATATGGTAGAATTAGGTGGTATGAACGGACTAAATTCGTAAATTAAAAAAAAAAGAGAAATTAAATTTTCTCTTTTTTTTTGTTAATCATTTTTTTATGTCAGTATTTTAATTACCTTTGTCAAACAAATAAAATAAGGTATGATAAAATATATAAAACGTAAATTAAAACGTAGAGCTGTAAGAAAAAAACTATTAGAGTTCAGAAAAATTTTTGATATTGTTGACCCAGGAAGGTTAGCCGATATTGACGATTGTAAATTTATTTTCCGTAATGTCCTTAGACATACCAATTCTGTTTATGAAATTGCTCCACTGTCTGAACATAGAATTATAGAAAATAAAAAATTAGGTGTGTTTATCATTTTAGATGATAAAAAAATTACCATAATAAATCACGTTTGTTATTATTCAAATATTCCTCTCACAGATAGAGATTGGAATAAAATGAGTAAAATGTATGATAATAAAGTACAATTAAATAGAATGCAACGTATTGAACAAATGAAATCCCAAGTGGAACATTCATTGTCAAAGTTAAAAAATAAAATACTTATTAAATCAAAAACCCCCACTGTAGAGTAGGGGTTTGTTTTTTAAAACATATCTTCAAGATTATTTAAATGTTTCTTAACTATATCTAAGTCACCAATATCGGTATAGGTAAATCCTTTACTCTTTAAGGTCTGAACTTCTCTATGTAAGTGTAACATCATCTGTCTAATCATATTTGACATTGTAGGGTACGATTCAATCATTCTATCCAAATGATAAGATTCTGTGGGTAATTGTAATACATCCCCAATTTTCTTAACCCAATCCTTACCATAATTGTCAGCATCCATTTCCATATCCCAATAGATTTTAAAGAACTCTTCAAAATCCTCAATATCCCCCATATAAGAATCCTTCATATCAAAATCACTCATTTGTTGTTCGTGTTTTAATTCGTGGAATAATATGTAAACAAATGACGCAAAATTAGGTAACATATCCGGTGAACATAATATAATCATATTACTTGTTCTCACCCCTTTAAATCCGGTAGTACAAGAGTTTAATACTTTTATAACATATCCTCTATCCTGAATAAAATCTTTTATCTTCTCAGAAATTAAATTAAACTGATTAATTTTATCCTCAGGAATATCTTTTCTAAATTTATCAATAACTCTTTCGTAATTTGAGGTGGTTTTTAGACCATTTGGGACGATATCCCCCAAAACGGTACCTTCGGTTACCTCAACCCATTCGTTAACCGTATGAACGTCTTGTGTGTCTATATTATAGGTACCATCAGTACCTTTTTCCCACATACCAACAATTCGGTTTATATTATTTTTTAAAGTCTTTTTTTTATTGTTTTTATTGTTCTTAACCAATAGGTGATTTGTATCATCAATAAAAGGCCCCAATTCTGATTTTTTCCATTTTTTCAAACCTATTTCCATAGGACCGTTATATTCCCCCGCTGTAATACTTGAGGAACTTTCTTTTATTGGTACTATCTTTTTACCTTTAACATCCGGTGTTTGATTAATGTTATTACCATCATCGTCACTAAAGGTTGAATTTGGATGATTTTTTATATAGTTAGTCACTTTCTTAGCCTTACCTTCAATATTCTTTATTTCTTTGTTAGTCTCATCCATTGAACCATCATAACTATCAAACTCTAATTCAGGACTATCGTACTTAGACACCGCAATTGTAAATGGTCCCATTTGAGACTTTTTAAATTTTCTGATACCAAGTTGCATCGGTGCGATGTAAGAACCTCTTCCACCACCGTCACCTGTAGCCTCTTTAATCTGTATTTTGTTATTTTTGTTCATATACTTATAAATATACAAAAATTTAATTATGGAACAACAACAAGAACTATTTGGAAAGTTATTTAATTCTATCCCACTCTATAATGAAGAACACTTAGATACGTTATTAGATACAATGAATAAAGATACCTCAATCTATTATCTAATACAAGCAATTAAGTTTGCATACGAATCAGGACTCTATTCTATGGGTGAATGTGAAGTGATATCCAAAGCAATTAGAATATCATCTAAAAAAGAAAAAGAGACCGAATAAGGTCTCTTTTTTTATTTACGATAGTTTTGGAGTTGAAGGTTTAAAACCTATTTCCGTTGGTATGTTTGCCGCTTTAAATTGTACCGGTGGTGTCTGTGTTCCTGCTGCCGGAGCCGGAGTTCCTGCCGCAGGTGCTGGAGTTCCTGTTGTTGGTGCTGCTGCCGCTGGTGCTGCAGCCGCTTGACTACCAATCGCTTTCAAAGCATTTTCAAAGGCCGTTTGAGTATTCTTACCCCATACACCATCAACACCATCTTTGTTTGGACCACCTGTTCCTAACATAGCGTTAAATCTAGTTTTTAAAATTGTTTGAATTTGTTTAATTAAATCCGGAGTACTAACATTTGTTGCCGGAGTCGCCGGTGCTGCCGGTGCCGGAGTTGCTGACGCCACCCCTTTTGCCAAATCTTGAGGTGTCTGCATTTTAAGGTTAATCCCACTCTCAGGAGTAATATTAGGATTAGGATTAAAATTAAATTTTTGTTGTGCTGCCGGTGCACCTGTTGCCGGAGTTGTTGCTCCCGCTACTGTCGCTTGAGCATTTTTTAACACATCCGCAGGGGCCGTTGGGGTATAATTTATACCTCCTTGAGTTAATGCCGGGTTAGCATTGAAATTAAATTTTTGATTACCTACTTGTTGTTCAGAAATCACAACACCTCTTTTATACCCCAAAAGGTATTTCATTGCATTTATTTCTTCTGATAAAATTTCTTTTTTCATTATACTGGTCTGTTTGCGTTAGCTTGTAATTGTTTTATGGTATTATTAAGTTGGTCTGATGTCATACCAAGTTGTGATTGAGTATTACTTACCGGGGCAATACCTGCCGGATTTAAAGTTGATACTGACTGCACCGGTGCCGGAGCCGCCGCTTGTACACCACTATTTAATTTTGCCAACATTGATTGTAATGTCGTAGCATCTAAAGTACCTGTAGCGTTTTGTATTCCTAATTGTTTTTGAACCGCTTGAATTTTTGGTGCAATTGATGATGCAGAACTACCTTTGTTAGATTTATTAGATTCGAATTCGGCACAAGTATATGGATATGTTTTACCATCAACAAGTTTTCTACCATTAGCATAATAATATATCTTACCTATTTGATATACTATTGAACCGTCTTTCCTTTTAACCGGTGTTGCACCCGGTTGAGATGTAACACATTTATAAGTCGTTGCCCAAGTAGCATTCAATTCAGCCCCCGTTTTTGCAACAACAGGTTGAGAAGTTATTTTGAATGTATTTTCTTTGAAAAGTTTAGCAACACCTCCGGAATTAAGTTTTCTCTCCTCTGAACCATATGTTGCCGTAATACCGGCAGTTGATTTTAACGAATCTGTAATTTTTTTAACATCCTCAAGATTGTCTCTACCCATTTCATCATTAATCACACCGGCAATATCTAATTTACCACTATTAGATGGAAGGTTCTTAACTAATTCATTTACCTTCCAAAATTGAGCAGCTGATTTAATACTTTGAAGTGCTGTCAACATATTAGCCTCATTTGTACCCGGACCCGCAGCTGATTGATAAAATGCTCTAGCAATCTTTGCATCAGGAGTATCAGTTGCAGGGTCAACATATGCCGCACCACCTTTTTCAGTCGCCTCACTCAAGTATTGTTTTTTGGTCGCACTCTCGTGAAGATTCAATATTCTATTTTTTTCTTCTTCGTCTAAGAAATATAATTTTTTCATATAATATTTTATTTATAAATATTAGGCAAATCAAAATAATCTAATTATATTTGTAAAATAAAACACAGACACTATGAAAAAGTTATTCTTATTATCAGTATTACTTGTTGGAACATTATCGTTTTCTCAAACTAAACCAAAAGAAAAAGACATTGACAAAGAGGCCAACGTCTTATTAGATTCATTATCCAAAGTTTATAAAGTAAAAGTCCAATCAGTTATGGAAGAAACATATAATGGTGTTACAACAACATCAATTTCTTACGTTAAGGACAAAAAATTAGTTTATAAAATTATTGCAGTTAGAAAAGATTAACATTTACCCGTTAAATTGTAACCCGTCTTACCAACCGGGGAGTAAACTATAACTTTATAATCTCCGGTTTTATTGTCAAACGGTGCCGTTACACTTGATGAAGTAATTGTATAAGCAACAAATTCTCTAACACCTTTACTAAATAACGCTCTCAATTCTTCAACACCATTGTAAACTTCAGTTTCACCCATTTTTATAAGAGTGTTATCTTCAGGAATTTGTGTCACACCCGGAGCAAGTATTTGTCTCATTAAATCATCAATACTCTTAACTTTTAAGGTAATAAGATTTGCACCACTAACAGATACAGTTTTGTTTAATTGTGTTAATCTTGATACATATAATGGAACATATTTAAAACTTGTATATTTGTGAGGTGCTGTTGCAACATATCCGGTATCCTGTTTAATACCCCCCTTATTAGTTAGAACAACCATTCTATCAGGAATACTTCCCGTACCAAATGTTAATATACCTGCTCCTTGTAAGTTAATATCAGTTGTTACATAATCCGCAACATTTGTTCCGGTTCCCGCAGTAATGGTCGCCTTCCAATTACAAATACTCGTCACATTATCAACCTGACCCGACCCCTGAATATCAAAAGTCACAAATTGTTCTTTACCGTATTGTTTGATTAATTGGGGATTCTGATTATCTCCCTTAGTTTTGTCATAAGGAGTTGTTCCTAATATAACCTGACTAACATCCGCAGGTGATTTAATAACCAAAGTTCCATTTTTAATTAAATTCGGAAATAACTCTTGAAAATATTGTTTAACCGAATTTGCTCTTGCCAATGCCAAACTACCCTTAGTTTCAAAACCTTTTGGGTTTGTAACATTTGATTCCCCAGCACTGATATTAACAATAAATTGTTTACCACCACTATTCTTAATAAATTCCTCAATTTTAGGTTTTAACGCCGCGATAGAATTTTTAACAACATCTGATTGATATTCACCAAATTTAAATTGATTCCCAACGTTTTGTTTTGGAAACGATGTACTCGAAGTTGTCGTTGTATTGGTTATACCACCCGATTGTTGACCGGACTGTTCTAAAGTTAAGTATTGTCTCTTTGTTGCTCCCTCGTGAAGATTTAATATTCTATTTCTCTCCTCACTCGATATCTCAAATAAATTATTCATAAATTTCTTTTTATATAAATACCTCAGTATCTATAAAACCTTATTAGATTTACGGATATTTTCCTCACCCCACATCGGTTGAAGGTTATCCAAACACCAACATTTCATAAATTCCTCATCCCCCATCTCTTGTATGTCAAATGATGTAATTGGTAATTTATGGTCCACGTGCCAAATCCCGTAGTTATCCCACGTCATATCATCCTTAAATTGTTTTTCTAAATGATTAATCAATTCCTCCGGAGTGTATTGTAGAACATCAAAGTAATGTCCATATTTATCTACGTTACTTTCTTTTAATACTGTGTAAATTGCTGTTCTAAAGTTTGCGACAAGTTTGTATAAAGGGTCAGAATCTTTACGATTTTTTTCGTAATCACGTTTGGTTTTTCTCCACTTATCAACATTTTCAGTTCTCCATTGTTTATGGTATTCTGTTAAATGTTCTCTATTTTTTTCAGACCATTTTTTGTGGTTTTCACTTTTTCTTTTTTTTGTTTCAGGTTTTGACTCATATTTTCTTAATGTGACTTCTCTACCACCTATGAATCGTCTTCCCGATATACCAACCTTAATACCATTTTCTTTTAATATTCTTAAAATTGTTGGTTTACTAATCCCTGTTTTTTCTGAAATAGTTTGTGAACCTAAAAGGTCTTCATTATACATTTTAAGTATGTTCTTTAATTCTTCTTCTGTTGGTATAATTTTTTTCATATAATATAAATATACACCATTTTTACAAAAAATCAATTATTAATCTAAAGACATAAAAAAAAGGGACGTATAGTCCCTTTTTGTTAAATATTTTAAGATTTTGATTATCTCAATTCTCTTAAATCGAATGTTCTAACACCATCTACAGTAATTCTGCCATAGAACCTGTTGTTCACCATCTTTTTCGCGTAACGAGTCATTATACCTTTAATCGGTGTAAAGTTGAATGGGTTGTACATTGTAGGTGTTAATTGTAATGGTACATACGGAGCGTAGATGTATCCTGTATCAAGTAACGATGTTCCTTTGTGTCCAATTAACACTTGGTTAGCTGGGAAGTAAGGGTCACGGTATACTTGGTAACGTCCTGCTAATGTTCCAACTCTTTCAATACCCATATTATATTGGTCTTGTTCAGGTGAAGCATTAGATACGTGGAAGTATTCTAAGTCATCCATAATCGCTGAAACCTCAGAAGATACTACAATCCAGTTAGCTCCACCTCTTAAAGTAGATTTGTGGATTTGTGCTGACAATTGGTTAATTGCAGTAATCAAAGTTTGGTTCCAATCTTTTTGTGTATAGTTTGTTGTTGCAGATATTCTTCTCCAACCATTGTAATCCCAACGTAAGTTCCACGCTGCACCTTTACGTAAATCTCTTAAGATTTCACGGTCGATTTCAGCCGCAACTTGTTCAGATAATAAAGCTGTTAATTCAGCTTCAGCATCGATGTTGTGGAAAGCCGCAACGTCTTGAGCTAACTCAGGAGACCATTGTGCTCTTAATTTTCTTTCTGTAACAGATACAGTAACTGAATCTAATTCGAAAGAAACCTCACCGATTTTATCTTCAAATTCTAAGTTAGCATATCTTCTGTAAACAGCTTTGAAAGCTCCGGAAGTTAAAATTCCAATAGTTGTTCCTGTATACCCGTCTAAAGTCTCTCCACAAGAAGGACAAGTTGGACAAGATAAGTCAACTTCTAAGAAGATACGACCATCAGGAGAACATACGTCATTGTAAACACCACCATTACCTGTAGTAGCAAATGATGTAGTACTTTGTTTGTTTAAGTTATTAACGATTCCTTGACCGTATTGTTGAGTAACAACTCTAAACAATAATGAATTTGGATAACCGTTAACATCTGTAATAACATTACAAGGAGATGTTTCAGCAGTCCACGCAGTTGTAGAATCACTGTAGATTCTTAAATCAGATAAGAAAGTTTCAGTATCAACTTCATTTCCATCAGGTCCGATTAATTTACCTGTACCTGCAGTTGTGAAACCTGATAATGCGATGATGATTTTTCTAACGTTATTACCGTTGAATTGGTTAGTTAACGCTGTACTATCAGCAACTACTAATTCTCCGTTAGACCAAACCATAACAACCGCAGTTTTAGTTATAGCTGACCATTGACCTTTAGAATAATCAAACAATCCTGGAGGGTCTAATTGACCTTCTGAACCTTCGTAGAATAAATCATAAAGATTTTTCTTGAAAGCATTTGCTCCTGTGTAACCAGCATTTTGTTGTGCGTCAGCAGCAGTTAAACCATCTACAGCACCAACCGGTCCGTAGTGAGTACCACCACCTACGTAGTCGTTATCAGCAGAAGGAACTTGTCCTGACTCATAACCTTGAATTTTAGGTACGAAGAAGAACAATTTACCGATTGGTAAGTTCATAGCTTGTACAGATACGATTTCATTCGCTAATAATTTTGAGAATACTCTTCTTACGATAGGGAATACAACAGTTTCGAATGAACCTGATGAACCATCTGAAGTAGCTTCGTTAATCAAGAAAGACGCTTGGTTCTCATATAATTGAGCTACGTTTTCTCTTAAGTGACCTTTAAGGCCTTCTAGGAATCCTAATTTATCCCATTTGTTGATTGTGTCTTCTTTAATAACTTTCAAGTGTTTTAACCCGATGTTACCAACTAGACCTGATTCTAATAATGCTCCCATTTTTTTGGTTTTTATTAATTTTAATTTATTTTTATTTTATTTTTGACATTAAGTCTTTCATTCTCAAGAACTGTGGATTCTCATATGTTTTAGATTCAATTAAGTTAACTGCTCCTGTAGAAGGTGATTTAGCAATTGTTCTTTCGATTGACTCGTTCATATTTTGAACTTTAGAGTTACCTGACAATTCGTTTTTAACGACTTGATATAAATTTTTAGATTCTTTAATAGTTTCAACACCATCAAATCTTCTTAAAATGTTAATTTTTTCTTGTTTTGATGTTGAATGTTCAGTGAACAAACGTGTAGCGTAAGCCAAGTTTGAGTTGAAAATTGCAACCTCATTCAATTTATTTCTAAAAATATTAAGTGCTTTTCTGTACTCCTCATTTTTTTCTCTAAGAACTTTTAGTTCAGAGTTAGAAGTATTTTCTTTAATCGCGGTATTAAAGCTTGAATGAGCTCTTGGTTTTGGTAAACCACCTTTTCTAAAGTTAGACCCTGCACCTAAAGTACGTGAAGCCTCTTTTGTCTCTTCTTTTTTACCTTCAACTTTTTTAGCCATTGGTTTCATAGTTGACGATTCTTTTGTTTCAGTTTTTTTAACCATTGAGTTTTTACCCAATTTACTTCCTGAGTTTTCACCTTCTTTGTATTCAAATTTAGGTTTACCTGTTCCCATAGTTTTGTCACCTTGTTTCATTTTTGTTTTGAATCCGGTACCTTGGTTAGGTTTTGCATCGTATTTGAATTTTGGACTTCCCATTCCAACACCTTTAGGTTTGATAGACATTTTTTTAGATTCCATAACAGGGTCCATATAATCTTCTTCCATATCGTAAGAATCATCTTCATCCATATCAATGTATTCAGAATCATCTTCATCCATTTCGATTTCATAAACGATTTCGTCCATTTCATCTTCTTCTAAGTCTTCAGATTCGTCATCAGTACCGAACATTCTTTCAACGATAGATTCGATAGATTCTTCATCCATTTCTTCTTCGTCCATTTCGTCCCAAGACTCTTCCATATCAAACATTCCAATGTCTTCACCTTCTTCACCTTCACCAACAATCATATACTCTTTTCCAGTTTCTTCATCTTTAAGGTGAGTGTTTCCTTTGTCGTCTTTAGTAACAACAATGTTATCATCCGGTCCCATAAGTTGAAATACTCTTAGTACTTCTTCATCGTCAGCATCAGTTAAGTCGATAGTATCTTCTTCGTCATCCATATCTTCTTCGTCATCGAAGTCCATATCAATTTCTTCGTCGTCACCATCTTCTTCTGTGTCGTCCATATCATCAGTATCCATTTCATCCTCTTCTTCGTCTGAATCATCACCCATATCAATATCGGCAATATCATCAGAACCCATAGGTTCATCCATTTCAACGTCATCGGTTTCAATCTCATCATCTTGTTCAGATAAAGATTCTTTTACTAGGTCTTTGATTTCTTGTTTCATTGTAGAAGCAAGTATTCCTTTTGCGTTCTCAGCTACCGCTTCTTCCAAATTTTTCATTTGGATGATAGCCTCTTCAACTAAAGATTTTTCTTTTGCCATTGTTTTTATATTGTTTTTAATATATAAATATCTCCCAATATGAAAAAAGTTTAAATTAAACTCAATTCACATAGGGTTTTTTATACATTCATAAATATCACCATAAAATAAAAAGCATAAAAAAAGAGGACATATAGTCCTCTTTTGTTTAATAATTAAAATTTAATTACTCAATTACTTCGTCGATTTTACTCTCAACAATTGCTGTGATTCTCCACTCCATTGTGTAATGTTC